GTACATATGATGGAGAATATCATTCTATATTTATACCAGTTAGAGATAGAGAAACACAAATTGAATGCTTAAATCCTACATCTATAAAAGAGATGGATGGCAAACAAGTATTTATAAATAAATTAAACTACCTACAGCATAGAACAGATGAAATTATTAAAAAATTTCCTTTTACAAACAAAAATGTGCTTTTAGTTGAAAAAGTTTAACAATGACAACAGCGGGAAATAAAGGTGTTCTAATGGAAGTCTCTAAAAAAAACGAGATAGATTATGATGATATTAAAAAAAACAACATTGTTTTAATAAGAGATTTAGAAGATTTTTATGATGTAAATTTTATTATTACAGTTAGGGGTAGAAAAGAGTTTTCAGAACCCATGTATAAAAGTTTTAAAGTTGCTGCAGATAAGTCTAAATTAAAAATATCTTATACAATAATTGAGCACTCACAAGCGCCTCAACATGCTAAATTTTGCAAGAAGAACAACTTAAACTATATATGGATTAAATCAAAACCTAATGAGTTATTCAATAAATGTTTAGCTTATAATTCAGGAGTGTTTTTTTCAAAAAAATCTAAATATATTTTATTCCATGACATAGACTGTCTAGTTCAGTCTGATTTTTTTATTAAACTTTTTGAAAATATTTCAAACAAAAAAGCAAGAGCTATTCAATGTTTTACTAAGAGAAGAGTTTTGTATATAAGTGATGTGATGACCCCAAAAGTTGTGTCTGGGGAGATATTAGTAGATGAACTTTCAATAGAAAAAGAATATATAACGCCGCCTGGTGTTCTTGGAGCTCCTGGGGGTTCTATAATGGTAGAAAGAGATTTGTTTTTTGATGTTGGCGGTTATGATGCTGATTATTTTTTAGCAAATTCGCCTGAAGATGCTTTTTTTTGGAATAAGGTTGACACATTGGACAAAATGCATACTTCAAATGAGCCTGATATAGAAATTTACCACATGTGGCATAGGCCTACTTGGAATGAAAATCCTCACTTGAAAGATATGAAGCAAATCAATACCGCTTTTGAAGAGTTGACTAAAGATGAAAAATTAGAGATAATATCTATGAAATCAGAAATGATAGAAAAGTTTAGATAATGAAAAAAAGAGAAATTAATCATATATCAATAGTAATCAGCACAAGAAATGCATCTGAATATGTTGAACGTTGTTTAGATAGTGCTATTAGTCAAAATTATCCTGATTATGAAATTATTTTTTTAGATGCTCAATCTAATGATGGAACTTTTGAAAAAGCATTAACTTATACAGATAAGTTTGAAAACATAAGAATTATACAGAATCAAATAAGAAAATATCAAGGAGAAAACATTAGAATAGGAACAGAGATGTCAAAGCCTAAGTCTATTATAATTACACTTGATGGAGACGATTGGTTTCCTCATGCAAATGTTTTGGCTAGAGTGAATGTAGAATATGCTAAACATGATTGCTGGATGACTTATGGTACTTATGAAGAGTTTCCAAAAAGAAGCGTTTCACACATTTATAGAGAATACCCAATTGAGGTTCGTAAAAATAAAACATTTAGACAGTATCAATGGCTTGCAAGTCATTTAAGAACTTTTAGAAGAGAATTGTTTTTAAAAATTAATCCCGAAGACATGAAAGACCCAACAACTGGAAATTATGTATCCATGGCGCCAGACCTTTCTTTTCAGTTTCCAATGCTAGAAATGTGTGGAGTTGATAAAAGTAGATACCTCCCAGACATACTCTATGTATACAATAGGGAAAATCCAATGAATGAATCTAAAATAAATCAAGCTGAAATAAACAGAATAGAAAAACTTTTAAGAGAAAGGCCTGTTTATGAGACTTTAGATTTTTTATATGAAGAACAAAAAGATTTAATGCATGAATAATATAAAAATACATTGTACTTGGGATTTAAATTTTGAACTTAAACACGAAAAGGAAATAGAGCTTTATGTTGACAAAATACCAACAAACATAACTCCTAAAAATGTAGTTAGATTTGTATTTTTGCTAGAACCACCAGAAATACTAAACTTAACCAACCAAGCTATAAATGGATATAAGTCTGGTTATTATAATCACTTGTTTACTCACAATCAAGACCTGTTAGATGTTATAGATGATTCATGTGTATTTCCTTTAGCTTCTACTTGGATTAGAGATTACAAATTCCCAGATAAAAAGTTTGAAATATCTGCTCTTGTTGGTGGAAAGAGAATGGCAGAGGGTCATATTTTAAGACAAAATCTTTGGCTTAGAGAAAATAAAATAAAAAACCCAAGAAAATTTTTCTTAAGCGGTGCTTTTGGTGGAATTGATAACTATAATAATAATCCAATATTAGGAGACAGTAAAACTCCATTGTTTGATAGTCAGTTTCACATTTGCATAGAAAATACCAAAAGAAAGAATTGGTTTACAGAAAAATTAATAGATTGTTTTGAAACAAATACAATTCCGATATATTATGGTTGTCCTAATATTGGAGATTGGTTTGATGAAAGAGGTATGATAATAGTAAATGATTTAAAAGAAATTATTGAGGCATGCAACCAGTTAACTTCAGAAACATATGAAAAAATGAAACCTTATATTGATATTAACTTTAAGGAATCAAAAAAATATACTGATGTTGACAAAAGATTAAAAAATAAAATTTTAGAATTAATATAAAGAATATGTTACCAACCTGGCCAGATGTAATGAAGTTTGACATTCCTGAAAACCCGACAATATTTGATATAGGCGGATTTAAAGGGGATTGGGTTCAAATAGCTATGGATAATTATAAAAATCCAACCATACACGTATTTGAACCTGTTAAAAGTTTTTATGAAGGAATAAAAAGAAGATGGAAAAACCATCCCAATGTTAAAGTTTATAATTTCGGACTTTCAGACAAAAATAGAGAAGAAACAATATCAATACAAGGAGACTCATCTTCCGTATTTATAAAGAAAGGTGAAATGGAAGTTATTAAACTCAGAGACATAAGAGAATTTCTTATTGAAGAAAATATTTTCCATGTAGATTTGGCAAAAATCAACATAGAAGGAGAAGAGTATAGATTAATGAAATATTTAACATCAACATCAGAGTTGAATGTTTTTGATAATTACTTAATTCAATTTCATACTTTTATAGATAATCACATCGAAAAAAGACAGGCTATAATTGATGAAATGTCCAATTTTTACGATAGGATTTTTAATTATGAATTTGTGTTTGAAGGTTGGTCTACAAAGAAAATTCAAAAAATAAATTGCTTAGGAGATAGTCATGTTAGTTCGTTTGCCAATCAGCCAAAACTAATAAAAGAAAATCAATATAGTTCAAATAATTCTATCCACTCTTACAGGTTTGGACCATATTTGGCTTACAATTTACCAGAAAAACAAAATGTTATTTTTGAAGCAAAAAAAATTCCTAAAAATGAAAATATACTTTTTTGTTTTGGAGAAATAGACTGCAGAGCACAGGTTAAAAGAATTTCTGAAAATACAGGAAAAAGCGCAAATGTTGTTATTGATGAAATAGTTAAAAACTATTTATCAGCTATAGATAGTGTAGGAAATGAAAATGCAATACTTTTTTCAGTAACACCAGAATTGAAAGAAAAGCCACATTGGTATTATTATAAAGACCATTTAGAATCTTTTGACTGCCCTAAAGGAAGTTTGCCAGAAAGAAAGTCTTACAAAGAGCTTTTTAATTTAAAAATAAAAGAAGAAGCAGAAAAAAGAGGGTTTAAATATGTCTCTATATATAACGAGCTTTTAGACAAAAAAGGCACCCCCAAAGAGGTTTACTATCTTGATGACATACATCTTGAATCAAAAAAGGTAATGTACCTAATAAAAAGGTCTTTGTTAAAGTCGGGATTAAATGAAGTTAAAAAATGAGTTTTATAATAAATATACCAAACAACAAAAGATTAATTTTTATACATATACCAAAAAATGGCGGCATGTCTATGGTTAAAACTTTAGAAATTTTAAACCCTTATAGACCTTACAGTTCATTGTTAGGACATTTAACATTTTTAGAAACAGAGCAAATATTAACACATAATAATAAAGATATTTATTTTTGCATATCTAGAAATCCATGGGATAGAATGGTTTCTTATTACAACTATATATCACAAAAAAAACCAGATGAGCATGGGGTTACAGATTTGCATAATAAAATAAACTCTGGTATGTTATTTGGTGAATTTGTAGATATTATAATTGCTGAAAAAAGAAATATTTTTAGACCTCAATACGAGTATATGATTAATTCTGAAAATAATATCTGTGTAAACGTTTTAAGTTTAGAAAAAATAAATGAAGATTTACAATTATTTTTAAATAAACAAGGCCTAGAAAACAAGTTCTCTATGACAAAAATAAACACATCAAAACATGTTCACTATTCTTCTTTTTACGATTCAAACGAATTGATTGAAAAGGTTGCAAAGTTTGAAAAAGGAATAATAGATTATCATAACTATAAATTTGAAAAAAAATGAAAAAAGTTTCAGCAATATTAAAAGGAGGTTTAGGTAATTATATGTTTCAAGTTGCCGCAGCACACGCTTATGGAATGAGACACGAAAGAGAATGTGAATTTAATTGCCAAGAAGCAAGTGGGCCACACAAAAACGTTGTTTCTTATGATGATAATATATTTAAAAAAGTTTCATTGTATAACGTAAGGAAAGGAGAGCAAGCTCAACACGTTGAAGATGGATTTCATTTTCAAGAAATACCTAATACTACATCACAAAATATGGTTCTTACTGGTTATTATCAGTCAGAAAAATATTTTAAAAATTATGAAAATGAAATTAAAGATTTGTTTACATCTTATGAAGTGGAGTTGAGCGATACAGTTAGTGAGCTTTTAAAAAAAGAAAACACTTGCTCAATACATGTTAGAAGAGGAGATTTTTTAAAATACCCAGACCATCACCCCGCTCAAAATTTAAATTACTTTATGAAGGCAACAAAAGAAATGCCAAAAGATTCTGTTTTTTTAATATTTTCTGACGACATTGAATGGTGTAAAAATAACTTTCCTAAAATTCCGAATAAATTTTATTTTATAGAAGGTAATAAAGATTATGAAGATTTATATATTATGAGTAAATGTAAAAATAATATAATTTGTAATTCTACATTTTCTTGGTGGGGTGCATGGTTAAATAAAAATGATAATAAAATTGTTGTAGCTCCTTCAAATTGGTTTGGAAAAGCTTATAATAACCATAATACAGAAGATTTATATTGTGACAACTGGATTAAGAAATAAAATGGAAAAAATTATACTAGACTCAGGAAATGAAGTCCTTTCAAACGAAAGAGGGATGTTCTCTTTTGTTTTGCAGTATCTTGCATGTCAAAAATGTTTTTATAGAAATAATAATACTTTTATTTATTTTGATATGATAAATAAAAGTTCATTTTTTGATAAAAGCATAAAAAATACAAATAATGTGTGGGAATATTTTTTTAAAAACGAAATAAAAAGTAAGTGTGAAATTTCGTCAAATAGTGTTTTTTGGACTGAAATAGGCAATTTTTATGGTTATTCATGTGATTTAAATGATAAATATATTCGAAAAGAAGTTGATAAAATCATTAAAGAAAAGCTAATATTAAAAGATGACATAAAAAAAGAAATAGATTTATACTATAACCAAAATATAAAAGGAAATAAAGTTTTGGGAATACACAAAAGAGGCACGGACATAGGTTATCACCATGACAAAAAGAAAATGATTGAATATTTTTCATATATAGACGCTGTTAAAAGTGATTACGATTTAATTTTTTTAAGTACAGATGAGCGTAATGTTGTAGATGAGTTTAAAAAAAGATATGATAACGTTATTAATTATAGCTATAAAACTTTGTCAACCTCAGATAAGATTCCAAGTTTCGCTTTAGACAAAAAAAACGGATATCAAAAAGGAAAAGATGCAATAATTGATGCTTACATTTTGTCAAAGTGTGATTTTTTATTAAAAACAAATTCTAATCTATCTAACTTTTCAGTTTTATGTAATGAAAATTTAAAATTCAAAACACTATAAAAAATGTTAAATAAAAACAGTAAAATTTTAGTAACAGGAGGCTCTGGTATGGTTGGTAGGTCTTTAAAGAAATTCTTGCCAAATGCAACATATTTGTCATCTAGAGACTATGACTTAACTTCTGATTCAGATATAGAAAAAATGTATAAAGAAACAAGACCAGAATGTGTTATACATTTGGCAGCTAAAGTAGGTGGTATAATTGATAACATCAATAAGCCAGGAGAGTATTTTACAGACAACATTATAATGAACACCTTGCTAGTTGAATATGCAAGAAAATATAATGTTGATAGATTTGTTGGAATATTAAGTACATGTATATATCCAGACAAAGTAGATAGTTATCCAATGACTGAAGAAATGCTTCACAAAGGACCGCCCACTCCAACAAACTTTTCTTATGGATATGCTAAGCGTTCTTTGGCTGTTCAAATCGATGCTTACAATAAACAGTATGGAACTAAATATCAATACTTAACACCTTCAAATCTTTATGGGGAGCATGATAAGTTTGGAGAAAATAGTCATTTTGTAGCTGCTTTAATAAAAAAGATACATAATGCAAAAATTAACAACCACAAAACAATAACATTATTTGGCACAGGTAGACCTTTGAGGCAATTTATGTATTCAGATGATTTGGCATATGTAATCAAAAAATGTATTTCTGAAGAAATATATGACAGCTTTAATGTTTCTAATTCTGAAAACGTATCAATTCATGAAATTGCTAAAATAGCACTTAGGGCATGTGATGCCGAACATTTAACTATTGAATATGATTCAGAAAAGCCAGATGGACAATATAGAAAAGATGTTTCAAATGAAATGCTATACAAATCAATACCTGACTTTTCTCCAACAAAACTAATTGATGGAATTGGAGCCACATACTCCAAGTTAGACAAAAAGCTCTTATTAACAACATAATACTCTTTACTTTCTTGTTTTTTTAACGTATTTTGTATCAAAGAAAACAAGAATGATTAAACTAGTAAGTGACACAATAGACAAGTCAGATATTAAAGCCTTAACAGACTGGCTAAATCAAGATGAGATACCTAGGTTAACAAAAGGAGATTTAACTTGGGAGTTAGAAAAAAAGTGGGCAAAAAAAATAGGAACTAAATATTCTGTTTTTGTTAATTCTGGTTCATCTTCTATACTTCTTACTCTAGCAACGCTAAAAGAAACTAACAGATTAAATAATTTAAAAATAGTTGTACCCTCCTTAAGTTGGGCTACAGACGTTAGTTCCCCAATGCTTTTGGGTTACGACACTTTTATGTGTGATTGTAATTTAGAAGATTTATCCTGTGACTTAAAAAAGTTAGAAGATTTATTTATAAAAGAAAATCCATCTGTTTTTATTTTAGTTTCACCTTTAGGTTTAGTGCCCAAAATGAAAGAGGTTGTAGAATTGTGTGATAAATATGGGGTTATATTACTGGAAGACGTTTGTGAAAGCATGGGTTCTAAGTATCAAAACAAGTATTTAGGCTCCTTTGGTTTCGCTTCTTTTTACTCTATGTATTTTGGACATCACTTATCTACTATAGAAGGCGGATTTATAAATACTAACGATGAAGGGTTTTATCATCAACTTTTAATGATGAGAAGTCATGGTTGGGATAGAGATTTGCCTTCAAGCGTACAGCAAGACATGAGAGAATCATACAAGTGTTCAGATTTTGATGGATTATATAACTTTTACCTTCCTGGTATGAATGTTCGTTCTACCGATTTACAGGCATTTATAGGCCTAAGAGCAATAGATAAGCTTGATGATTATTCAGATAAAAGGAGAAAAAATTTCGAGATTTATAAAAATAGAATAAAGTCAAGTTTAATTCAAATTGGAGAAAGGGATGGTGACTTCGTTTCTAGTTTTGCAATACCTTTTGTTCACAAAAGAAGAGATGATATTGTTAGAGACTTAATGGATGAAAATATTGAAGTCAGACCTTTAATAGCTGGAAATATGGCCAGTAAGCCAATGTGGTATGGTAGACAGAGAAAGTTGGGTAGAGTTGACGCTAATTTAGAAAATTGTGAACTATTAGATAAGTTTGGATTTTATGTTCCTAACCATCAAGATTTGTCAAAAAAAGATATAGAAAAAATAATGAATATAATTAATGAATATGAATAAAAAGGCATTTATTACAGGCGTAAACGGACAAGATGGTTCTTATCTTGCAGAATTGCTTCTTGAAAAAGGATATGAAGTACACGGAATGATTAGGCGTTCAAGCTCTTTTAATACTGGAAGGATTGACCATATAATAGATAGTAATAAGAATTTTAAATTTCACTATGGAGATGTAACAGACCCGCTTGTAATTTCTAACTTAATTTCAAAAATACAACCAGATGAAATATACAGTTTAGCAGCTCAATCGCACGTAAAAGTTTCTTTTGAATTGCCTTATTATACAGCTCAAACAGATGCTCTTGGGACTTTAACAATATTAGAAGCTATGAAAAACCATTGCCCTAATGCAAGGTTTTATCAAGCATCTACTTCTGAACTTTATGGAGGAATGGGATATAATATGCCAACAAATGGTTATACAGAGGATTCTAAATTTCACCCAAGAAGCCCTTATGGTGTGGCTAAACTATATGGTTTTTGGATTGTTAAAAATTACAGAGAAGCTCACGGTTTGTTTGCTTGTAACGGAATACTTTTTAATCACGAATCAGAAAGACGGGGAGAAACCTTTGTTACTAGAAAAGTAACAACTAACCTAGCTGAAGTGGCTTGTGGAAAAAGAGATGTTTTAAAAATAGGAAATATAGATGCTAAAAGAGATTGGGGACATGCAAGAGATTATGTGGATGGAATGTGGAGAATGCTTCAAACAAAAAGCCCAGAAGATTTTGTTTTGGCCACTAACAACACTTATTCTGTTAGAGACTTTATAGAAGAAGCAGTCACTTATTTTGGTTATGATATTGTGTGGAAAGGTAAGGGTGTAGATGAAAAGGGTTACGACAAGTCTACAGGAAAGCTTTTAGTTCAAATAGATGAAAAATATTTTAGACCTTCTGAAGTAGAAGTTCTTTTAGGAGATTATTCAAAGGCGAGAAAGGAATTAGATTGGTCGCCTAAAGTACAGTTTAAAGAGCTAGTAAGACTCATGGCCGAAAGCGATAAGTTAGAGTTAGAAAAAAAGGGTCACAAATTTTATACAACGACTAAGTAGTGAAAAGGGTTTTAGTTACAGGTGGCGCAGGATTTATAGGTTCCAATTTAATAAAACAATTATTAACGGATTGTCCTAATGTTTTTATAGTTTCTTTAGATAACTATCTTACAGGAAAAGAAGAAAATCATTTATCTCATAAAAATGTAACCTATCTTAAGGGAGATACGTGTGACATTGAAGAAATTTTTATAGACTTAAAAGAAAAAAAATATTTCGATACAGTTTTTCACTTTGGAGAATATTCAAGAATAGTTAAATCTTTTGATGACGTAAATTATGTAATGAAAACTAATTTACATGGAACATCTAGAGTTTTAGAAATGTGTAGAAAGTGGAAATCTAAACTAATATATTCAGCAAGCAGTTCTAAATTTGGCAATAATGGAGAAGATGAAAATCTTAGCCCTTACTCTTGGGCAAAATCTAAAATAGTAGAGCTGATTAAAAATTATAACAAATGGTATGGTTTACAGTATGAAATTTGCTATTTTTTTAATGTATATGGTCCAAATCAAATAACTGAAGGTGATTACGCTACCGTTATAGGTATTTTTGATAGACAACAGAAGAATGGTGAACATCTAACTGTAGTAAGTCCAGGTACTCAATCTAGAGATTTTACTCATGTTTATGACGTTGTTGCAGGTGTAATAAAAACTGTAGGCATAAATTTAAACAGAGAGTGGATGTTACGTTCTGGCGTGAATTACAAAATTATAGATGTTGCTAAAATGTTTTGTGATAAAATAAAAATGATACCAGAAAGAAGAGGAGAAAGGTTTACTTCAGAAGAGTTTTATAGCGATACAGAATCTACTTTATCTTGGTCTCCTAATATAAATCTTAATGATTGGGTAATAAAAAATAAATAATTACTTGCATTTCATTAAACTTTTCTTTTTATTTGTTTACGAATAAACGTAACAAAAACTTCATGAGATTTAAGGATATGACAGAAAAAGATATAAAAGCTTTTTCTAAAATTTACAAAAACAAAAACTTGTCTTGGGACGAAAGAATGAAAAAGTTAATGAATTTAACTGGTAAATCTGAAAGAACAGTTAGGGTTTGGGCTTCTAAAAAGCTTAATTTAAACGAAAAACAAGAGACGATTTCTGTAGAATATGAACAGGCAAAAAACAGAAAGTTTGACAAAAAGAAAAAAAAGTTTATAATAACATGGGCTCAGAACAACACACCAGTACATAAAGAGTTTTTTGAAAACTTAACTGCATATGCTAAACATATAAGTGCAGACATACATGTTATAGCTGGGAGGTATAGAAACCCTACATCAATATGGTCTTCTGACCAAGAAGAAGAAGAAAAGTGGGACTCTAGAGTTCAAAATTATCTAGATGCCAACAGGCATAATATACACAAATACATGTCTATAATGTCTGACGTAAAAATTCAGCCAACAGCAGTAAACCCAATGACTGGTATGCATGCTTTGTCTGGGATTAACTCTTGTATTTTTGGCTCTCCTAAGTTGCAGATGGAAATGATACCAGTAATAGAAGGTGAAAAGTCTAAGATGATGCTAACCACGGGCTCTTGTACTAAAAAGAATTACACTGATTCTAAAGCAGGTAAAAAAGGTGAGTTTCATCACGTTATAGGTTTTACGATTGTAGAAATAGAAGACAATGAAACTTTTTATGTAAGACAAGTTTCTGCAGAAGATAGTGGTGACTTTTGTGATTTATATAAAGAAATTAAGTATAATAAAGAGTCTAAAAAAACAAAAATAAACAACATAAAAGAAATAGAGGCTTGTATATTGGGAGACTTACACTGGGGTCATCATGATTCTAAAGTTATTGATTTGACTCATAAAATGTTGAAAAAGATAAAGCCTAAACATGTGCTTTTACATGATGTTTTTGATGGGTATTCAATATCTCATCATGACATGAAAGACCCGTTTGCTCAATATGGAAAAGAAATAAATGGAAATAATGACCTAAAAAAAGAAGTGACAGAAATGTTAGATGGCTTATCTCCTTTTGAGGCTTATGAAAATGTAGTTATTGTAAGGAGTAATCATGATGACTTCCTAGATAGGTGGGTTAAAAATGAAGATTGGAAACGCCAGCCAACTCCTAAAAACTCTCCACTATACATGGAGTACTCAGGAATACTATTAAGGCAATATGCCGAAACACCAGATGACATCAAGGGAATAATACCATCAATAATAAATGATAGATTTCCAAAATTTAAAACATTAGGAAGAAGAGATTCTTACAAAGTTTTAGAATGGGAGCTAGGTCAACATGGAGATGTTGGTTCAAATGGTTCAAGGGGCTCTTTATTACAAATGAGAAAATTAAATACAAAAATAGTAGTAGGACATTACCATTCACCAGGAAGAAAGGATGGGGCTCTAGCTGTTGGAACCTCTACGCATGTTAGGGTAGGATATAACATGGGACCAAGTTCTTGGTTACAGTCTCACGTTATAATTCATAAAAATGGAAAAGCGCAGCATATTAATTTTTTCAAAAATAAAAATGGAATACTAAACTATACAATATCTAAATAAATTAAAACATGAGTAAGTTGACAAAAAAGAAAGAAGAGTTTTTAATAAAAGGTGGAAAAAAAATGGATACAATTAATTTTTGTAAAGATTTAAAAGTTCCAAAAGAACATTTGGTATGGTTTGTTGATAGGATAGAAAAAGAAAATTTTCCTATACAGTCAGAAAAAGCCAAAGAACATATTAGTTTGGTTTTAAAAATGTTTTCAAAAAACAAAAAAATGAAAACTAATTTAAAAACATTGCGTCAAGCCGTATTTAAAGCTTGTCAAACTGTTGAGACAGATGAAAATGAATCTAAAAGAATATTACACAAATTCCCAGACGGACATTATATTATTCAACTAACTCATAAAGAGGCTTATTTTGAAGGTAGTTCTATGAGAAATTGTATGTCTAACATGTCTAGTCAAATTCAAAGAAAGGAAATTGCTATATTAGCGTTGAAAAATAAATCATCAAAAACTTTGTCTCACATACAGGTAGGTCGTTTTGGAAACTTAGAACAACATTATAATTTTGCAAACTCGCCTGTCAACTATAATTCTTGGCATTATATAAATGAGTTTTTTCAAAAAAATAAAAGTTTAGATTTTGAAAATAAAATTAAAGAACAAGGATTGAATAAAATTTATACGATAAACCCAACAGGAATTGGAGTCTCTGTTCAAAGTAGACTCCCTTTTGAGCAAAGAGTTTCTTTTTTTGAAGATAATAATAAAAAATTGTTAAATTCTATACACCTAAAAGAGCACAATTATTTCCCAGATGAAAGAACGGATTGTTACAGAAATCAATTAACTATTGATGAAACAATTTCTCGTTTAGAAAATATTAAAAAAAGCATAATAAACTCCTTCCATCAATTAGAAACTGCTTTACAAAAATCTAAAGGTAATTTTTTTATATTAAATGAAAAAATGTACTATACTATTTTTGGGAAAAAAGAGAATACAATAGAAAGGTTTAAAAAGATAATAGAAAAATACAATAAAGATGAAACAGTGTCGTGCAATGAGGAAGTAGCAATGGAACGAGAAGTTGATGCATTTGATGATATGTTTGTAAACGAAGAAGAATCTTTAACTGTCTCTGTAGATGTAGATTTGCAAAGACTAAATCCTGTAGAATCATTTGATGAATTTAAATCTGATGAATTTATTGTTTAAAACTTTAAAATTGAAATAATAATTTTTTTATAAATTAAAAATCATTATATTTGTTTAAAGTATTAAAAAAAATAAAAAATGGCAAAAAATAAAGTAAAAGAGAAAGAGTTTAAAGTTTTAATGATAGACAGCAGAAACAAAAATCATAGAGCATATAGTTTAGAGGTTGTTGAACCTTGGATTAGCGCTGAATTAAACAGTTCTAAAAACATAAATGAAGGATACGATTTAGAGTTTGCTATTGATAATGAAGAAGAGGGAGTAACTAGAGATATATATAATGAATTTACTTTAGATTCATTGAGTTGTGGGGTTGTAAATAAATTAAGAATAGAAGATGGTACACTTTACGCAAATGTGAGATTTAAGCTTCCTGAATCTTGTGGAAACTTAACTGGTGATATATATTCTGAAAAAGATTCTGATGTTAATTCTGAAAAAATAGACTTATCAGACTTGGATGTGTATGCAATAGTTCCCAAAGGAAAAGGTTCTGTAAAAAATCAAGAAGTTCAAAATGATTACGAATTATATGGTTTTAATTTAATATTAAAAAAGGACTCCTCTTTTGAGTACGACTCAGAAACTGAAGAAATTGAAAGCGCTGCAGAATAATATTTAAAAAAAATACATGTCTAAAGAAAAAAAAGTATTAGCAATAGGTATAGATGGAACCATAAGAGATGTCTATTCTCAATTTGACAATTGGTACAGAAGAACTTTTATTAAAAACGATTCTTTAGTAGATATGGATGACAACTATAATTATGTAGAGTCACCAGAAGAGACTGATGACGAGAGGTTAGCTCTTCAAAGAGAGATTGATGAAAAAATAAATCTTCCATTAGATACTTTTGACCTATTAAATCATTATCAGTTTGAAAATAGGGAAGATTTAGAGAAGTTTATGTATACTGATTGCTCTTTTCAAATATTTGGCTCTTCTCACTCTTTTCCTAAATCTATGGATTCTGCTAATTTTTTACAAATATTTGGAGAAGTCTCAAAATTATTTGATGTAGTTTTATTTGCAAAATGTAAAAACACATCTATCGTTTCAACTTATCATTTTTTAGCAAAAAACGCTTGTAAAATAAAAAACATCAAATTTGTCGATGAGTATGAAGACGTTTGGAACTTTTCTGATGTTGTAATAAGTGATTGTCCTGAAATTTTTGAAACAAAGCCAGAGGGTAAAACTTCTATAAAAATAAGTCACATGTACAATTCATATTCTGAATCAGATTATTCTTTTGAATCTATAAGTGATATAAAAAATGAAAGCTTCATAAAGTCTTTGTTTGAAAAAGACACTATTAAAACATCAAATCAAACCGCATCAAGTGATTAATCTCCTCACTTATTAAAAATTTTTATAAAAGCTTCGATTTTTCGGAGCTTTTTTTTTGTTACCATTTACTTTTGTAATTAAGTTATTATTTTAGATACCAAATAAAAACTAATATAAAATTATGGAAACAGTTTCTCAAGAAATTTCGCAAGAAGAAGCATTAAAGCAAAGGGAAAAAGCAATTACAGGCTTAGTATCTAAATTAGAGAAAAGTGAAAATACAATATACATATATTGTCCTGCAATGAGCAGCCCTAGTGGAGGTATTTCTGTCTTGTTTCAGCATGCAAAAATACTAAAAGACGCTGGAAAAAGCGTTACTATTGTTTATGAACCACAACAAAACAATCAAGCATCATTAGAAGCCACCAAAAAAGCTAGACTAAAAGGTGCAAAAGAACCAGTAATTATTTTTGATAAGTTTAACCCATCTTGGCTAGGAAGCCTAAAGGAAGATATAGGCATGAGATGTTTGGCAGAAGGGGAACTGACTTATTCTGACGGTACTACAGAAAAGTTTGATTCACTCCTAATGAACCCAGAAGATATAATGATTATACCTGAAGGTTTTCCAAATATAATGGAGAATACAGCACAACTGCCTTGCAAAAGAATTGTAATGGCTCAAAGTTGGTATTATATTCTTTCTGGATTAAAGGTTGGTCAAAAATGGCAACACTTTGGTATTACAGATGTAATTTCTATATCTGATGGTATTACAGAGTTTTTAAATACAGTAATGCCAGGCCTTAAAGTTAAAAATTACAAACAAGCAATCGATAGAGATTTGTTTCAAGTTCCAGAGAAAGTTTCAGATAAGGCACCTATGATTTCATATATGCCAGGAAGAGGTCCTGAGTCTCAAATGAAAACAAATACTGTTATTAGAACTTTTTATGAATTTTATCCACATTACAGATGGGTTCGTTTTGCTCCACTACAAGGACTTTCTAAAGAAGATTTTGCAAGTCAATTAAAAACTTCTGCACTTGCACTTTATACAGATGAAGTTGCTGGGTTTGGAACTCTACCTTTAGAGGCTATGGCTTGCGGCACTCATATCGTAGGTTGGACTCCATTTGGAAGTAAAGAGTACATAAACGAAGACAATGGTTTTTGGGCCGTTAACGGAGACGTATTTCAATTAGCAGAATTAATTGGAATGGCTTTAGATAGATATTTTTCTGGACTTTTGGATTCAGAAGAAGTTACAAAAGAATACGAAAAAACACTTTCAGAGTATACTAAAGAAAAAGAAGTAGAATCTGTTTTAAACATTTATAAAGAAATTAACAATGAAAGAATTGAAGAACTTAAAAACATTAAATAATAAAAATTTATTAGTAGTCGTACCAATTAACGACTTTGAAGAAGAAACTCTAAACGAGTCACTTTACAGCCTGTCAAATCAAACAAATGAATCAGATGTTTTATTTTTGGTATCTAATGACTGTGAAAAAGAATCATTAGAAAAGCTATCAGAAATTGCCTCTAAACCATATAAAAGAGTTTTTGAGTCAGACGAAGAAGGTAATCCAAAATCACAAATGGTTTCTTCTGAAAAGCAAATGAATTTTGCAATTGAAACCACAAAGTCTAAAGACTTTAATTCAATATTTAATGATGCATTTAATATTGCTTTAAATAATGGATATAAATGGCTAAGCGTTATTGATAAGGATGATAGCGTTGAACAAAATTGGGTATATAATTTTGATAAATATTCTAAAGAAATGGATAATATATCAGTATTTTTCCCAATAGTTAGACAAGTTTCTGCTGGTAACATGACAGGACATCTAAATGAGGCTACTTGGCTAGAGGGTAGGTCAGAAGTTGCTGGTCAAGCTGATTTGCAAATGTTAATGTCTTGGAATTGTCTATCTCCAACAGGGTGTATGATTAATTTAGAAGATGTTAAAGAATATAGTGAAGAACGAGATGGTATGTATTATCCATTTAAGGAAAACATGAACATAGCTTCTTCTTACGAATTCTTTTTAAGAATGATATATGAAGACTTAAAAACGTTTACAATTCCTAGATATGGATACCAAATGAGAATGGATGTTAATTCTTCTACATTTGACAGATTCTCGTCTAAAATACCTTCTAATATTACTAAAATAGAAAAAGATAAAGGTGGAATAACGGCACATGAAATTGGATTTTGGATGGAACAAGCCAAAAGTGAATATTTTATGTCTGAAGACAGGGACATAGAGTACGAACCGCAAGTCGCTTAAAAAAAGGCAACCCCTGCAAGGGTTGCCCTTGAATTTGCTCACAACATAGAGATGAAAAATTGTAAAGCATTTACAAATATAAGTAAATGTCCTAAACAAAACAAATAAAATGAAAAATGGCAGGACAAAATTTAAAAGCTTTAAGTGAATTAAAGTTTGATTCCATAGGAGAGGAGTTTATTTATCTACATAACAAAATAAATAAACAAAACCCAGAATTCGAAGAAAAAAATAAACATAAAAAAGAGATAACTATTGAATATTTAAGAGAAGAATATTCTAGAATAGTAAACGAAGGAGAGGTTGAAGAAAAATATGAAAAAAACTCAGTTTATTGGACAGTCGAACAAGAGAGGGCTATAGCGGCGTTTATAGTAGAAAAAAATAATGAAAAAAAGGAAAAGATATTTAGAGATGACATATATAAGCCTCTAAAGAAGCTTGTTGAAAATATTATATTTACTTATAAACTTTTTCGTTCTGATGTTGAAATAAGAGAGTTACAAGAAGATTGTATGTCTTTTTTAATAACAAAAATGGACAGATATGACCCGTCAAAAGGAACTAGAGCTTTCGCTTTTTTTGGAACTATAGCAAAACATTATTTGATGGGGGAAAAAAAGATTTCTTACAAAAACATACAAAGCAATGTTAGTCTGGAGGGTTCTTCTGCTGAAATTAACTTAGAAGAAGGGAATGAAGATAGACAAATGGATTTAGAGTCTGAAAAAGTAAATAATGTAGTTTTTAGAGAAGTTATAAAAAAATTAGAATTAGAACTATTGAATCCTAAAGTTTTGCCTAATGACAAAAAGGTTATGGAGGCTATTATATTTATATTCAACAGACATGAAGTGATTAATATATATAACAAAAACTTATTATACCACCTCATTAAAGAAAGAACAGATTTACAAGCTAAAGAAATAACATATTCCTTAACAAGAATAAGAAGTATGTACAAAGAATTTAAAGAGATGTTTTTAAAGACCTTAAATTAATGGTCTTTTTTTTGTCAAATATATTTATTTATAAATAGTAATGTTATGGATAATAAAGAAAAACCAAAAGATTTAGAATCTATGTTTAAAGAGCTTTTAGATAAGTCTTTAAAAAACATGGAAGAAGAAAGAGATTTATCTCTAGAAAGATATAGAAGGCAAGATGAAACTATAGTCAGTCCTGAAGATTTTGTTTTACAAGGAAAGTTTGCTGTGGATTATTTAAAGGTAGCTGCTGAACGCTCTAACTCAATGATAGGCGTTGCTAAAATGATAAAAGATATAATATATAAAGAAGGTTCTGGTTCTGAGTCTGTCAGCTCTTCAGGAGCTCCAAATGACGAAATGAAAAGAGAGATATATAAATACATAAAAGGAAACAAAGAAGACTCAACTGAATAAAATTAAAAAATGCCATTTAAAACACCTTTAAATTCAGTATTAACAGAAAGTCAAGACAAAGCTCTTTCTAAGTTAAATTCGCTTAACACCTATGTTACAGCGCCAAAAAGAGTGTTTCAAAATTTAAAAAAAAGTCAACAAATAAGCACTTTTGACTTATCTGGCAAATTTCTAGATTCAATAGCAGGTCCAGGAATTAAGGATGCTGTTATGCAACAGTTTACAAGAAAAATTTTTGCCACATATGGAGAAGACCAGTTTTTACTAGAAGACATAATAATAAAAGCTCTATCAGAATCATTAGATTCTAGAGAAATATATTTAGCACCACAACTTCCAAGTGGAACAACTATTGAGTCCTTAACTGGTGGCACATCAGCGGTTACAAATGTTGTAGAATACACTTTTACAGGCATTGAAAGACAGGAGGAAAGGGTAAAAGAGAATGTGGCTACTCAATATAGCTATGTAATAGAGTCTATAACAAACCCAGATGATATAGAAGTAAGAAACGGAGTAGCTTACACTAAGCGTTTTATATTTAGAAATAATATAGGTATACCAGGTTTAATATACAAAAGAGCAGGCAATAGAACTGATGAGGAAATAATCAACAAAGCTAAAGAGCAGACTGAAGGAGATGGGTTTACTGCTTCAATTAATAATATATTTTACCCACCAGAGGGCACTGTTGTAGAAGTTGATAAGCTTATAGCTGGAGGTAAGTTTGTTGAAGTTACAAGCAACATACCAGATAAGCTTCCAAAATTAATTGTTGGCACTTATTCTGGAGACACTGGTATGACGATTGATGAAGTTGTTACGCAAGTAAAGTTAGATATGGGCAATGAAGGATTCTTCTCTCAAGAAAGAGGAATTGAATATCCTCCTACAGGAACTCTTCAAGAAGAGGTGTCAAGTCTAAGGGGAGATATATCAGGAGAAGTATATGATATAGATGGTAGATATGTGACAGGTGCTTTAGTTGAGATTGTTGGTGCAACACCGCCTTTGGGTGTCTTAACAGACGCAGATGGGCAGTATTCAATAACTAACCTTACTGCAGGAAAATATGTATTTAAAAGCTCTGCAGCAGGTTACGACTCCACTTTTTTAGAGGTTGAAGTAAGTGATAGGAAAGATGTTATTAATTATGGAAATTTTAGATTGACCGCAAGCACTATTGATGTCAATGCCTCAGGAACAACCACAGGAACAACCACAGGAACAACCACAGGAACAACTGTGGTCAATGGAGACATATATAACACTGCACAGACCACCTCTCAAACAACAAATACTACGGGGGGAACTACAGATACAATTAATATCAACTATCAATATTCTACAATAGCAGAGCCTTTATTGTATGAGTTCGATTATCAAAATTTACCACCTAATGCACCAAATGATAATTATGAAAGTATATTACTGGTAGTTACAAATAACAGAGGAATACCACCAGCCACTATCACTATAGGCCCTATAGAGGAGGACGGTTTGTTTCAAAACTATATTGAACTTAATGAAGAAAAAAACAGATGGATAGAAGCTTTTAATGATTCTGATACAATATATTGGGACGGAGAAGAGTATCCTGGAAGAACAGGCGATTTATATAGATTTTCCATATCCAACAATGCAGGCTTACCAATATATGAATTTTCACAATCTGGTGATACTGCTGAAAGTAACTTAAAAAATTCTTTTACAACAGAAAGGATTGTTAGCGGCGTAACATATCCACCAGAAGGAGCTCAGTTTTTTACTGGTAATAGTGTGGCAGATTCTTCAACATTTTTAGTGACAGGAAATACTGGCAGTACTCTAGTGGTTGATTCTTTTGATAATTTTGTTGGAAGTGTAGAGGCCAACATAACTATAGACCAAGATGTTTTAAATGCAGGATTAAGCGGTATTACTGGTGATTTGAAAAATCAATTAGCTGGCGCATTCTCTTTTAATGTAAATCCAGACGATATAGGTTTGAGTAATAGAGAATATTTAGACAAATATTTAAAACCAGTACTAAATGCTGGAAAAAGAGCTTTAGTTGCTCAAATTATTAAAATGATTTTTGGACCTAAAGAAATCATGAGCCCAGACCCAGAAGTTCAAGAAAAACTCTTAAATTCAGCCGCATGTGGAGAGACTATGTACTCACTATCTAATAATCCTAGTGTAACTGAAAAGGAATTAGAGTTTAATAGAGTCCAATTAAAAAAGCAGTTAGAAGCAGGAAAGGTAGAACTAACCGTATCTTGTCAGAAGGTTGAAATAAAACTACCAGAAAACTTTGAAGAAGAATTTGATTTAAAACCATCTGAAGATGTAGGGTTGCCAGAATCTCAAAGGCCTAACCCTGCAGAGTCTTTAACTCTAGTTAGTAATTATGTCCAATCAGAAATGCAAAGACAAAGAAATGAAGAAGACTCAACCCAAGTAAGACAGAGTTTCTTTCAGATAATGATTGAAAAAATAATGCAATACATTAGTGTAGCGTTTGCTTATAGTCCTGAAATAGGTCAAGTTTTCAGTGTATTAAATACTGAACTTGCAAAAACAGGAAAGGAGTCAATTAGTCCAAAAGAACTTCTTTCAAGCCCTTGTGAAATAACTTCAGCATGTAAGAGTGACAATAAAAAAGATTTTGAAGAAAAATCATCATTTTCTAAAAGTATAATAAATTCATTGTACTCTTTAGTTCTTTCTATGTTAATTAAAAAACTTATTTCAGAAGCTAATTCAAAAATAAGAAAATTAATACAAGAAAAGGCGAAGGAAAAAATACTAAAACTAATAAGAAAGCAAAAAGAAAGGTTTAAGTTTTTAAGCAAATTAGATGGAGCTATAGATAAGGCTCAGGAATACAAAGACCAAGTTAAAGGTGCTGGATTAAAGGATATCTTTTCATTCATAGACAAAAAGAAAGAAGAAGGAGGAGAGTCTGATGAAACAGATACTCTTTAATAAAAAATAAAACATAATATTTATAAACATGGGATGCATAAAGGTAGATGAAAAATTACAAAAATCAGAAGAACTTTCTAAGTTTATACTATTCTTATTTAAAGAAAATAGAGTTAAGATACCTAAGTTTAGTTTGTTTCAAATATTATTATCCAAAACTAGACCTGGTCTAGATAGCGACTCCATAAGTTCAGAAGTTATTTCAAAGTTTGAAAAAATAGGAATTCCATCTGGACCACTTGAAAATGGTACTCCAAACGTCATGGAAGAATACACTAAGGTTATGACAGATGAAATAATAGATGCTATACAAACAGATATGAGAGTTGACGTTGCGATAGATGTTGGAATGACTGTTTTAGGAACTGGAGCAAATGCAGGTGGACCAGTTGTTACTACTGGCTCCAATATTGCTCCTCATAGTGGAAGCGGTTTAGCTACTTAAAAAAAATGATGAAAGAAGTAGAAAAAAGAAATAAAACTCAAATACTAAGAGAGATTCAGGATACTGTAGATAAGTTTTTTGAAAAAAAAGAAATGATTGATTCTCTGTTGAAAGATGTAGAATTTTTGGAAAAAAAATATTACGAATTAAAACAAGAGGCAAAACAAAAATAAAATGGGCGGATTAGATGGTATGGCTGATAGCCTTAATATTATGGGAGGCCAAAGCTCTGTCTTTGGAAGTGCTACAAAAGGGGATAAGATAATATATCTAGCGAGAGTGGTTGACAATGTAGACAGGTCTAACATGGGTAGAATACAGGCTAATATTATAGATTTTAATGATGCAAATGGAGAGGAGCAGCCAGGCAAAGACAAGAATGATAACATACCCAAATATGCATTTCCCTTAATTTATCAATTTGTAAATGTAATACCTAGAATTGGAGAGTTAGTATACATATTTTTAGAAAACCCAAAAGACCAATCATCAAGAAGATTTTATATAGGACCAATAAGAAGTGTAAAAAAACAACAATCAAACTTTGAAAGCACTTCTTCCGCAAATAGTTTATTTACTGTAAATTCATATGGACAAAGAGATGCGGGAAATCAACCTATAAATAACGAATCTTACTTTTCAAATGACCACATTAGAATAGATGGAAAAAACGACTCTAATATAACATTTAAACCTAGAGAGGTTTTAATTACTGCAGGAGAGTTACAAAATAATAGTTTTGATTTAAACACAGAGACTCAGTGCTTCATTCAAATGAAAGACAATCTTGCCATAATAAAACAAGAAGTTACCTCTAATCAAGGTGCAACAGTTGGCGAAGTTCCTACAGAACTTTTGGTCAGAAGAGCTTACTCTCAGCAAAACATCGTGGCTTCAAATATTAATTTAATATCATCTGATTCTTTATCAAGACAAAACAGACCTTTAAATAAAGATGGAAGTTTAAAAGATTTATCAAACGTAGAAATAACAACAAACCCAGACTTAGAAATTTATGGAGTTGTAGCCAAAGAGCTACATCCGTTAGTTTTGGGAGATGAATTAGTAAAAGTTTTAAAGGTAATAATCCGATTTTGCTTAAATCATAAACACACACCTCAAGAGAAGCCTTATGCTACAGAAGAAGAAATTAATCTATTAAATGATTATTTGGCTGACGAAAACATATCTGCTATATTATCCAAGTCTGTAAGAACAAATTAAGCAGTTCTTATCAATATGTCCGAATCTGGGTATCTTACTTCAAACATAGATAACGGAGTTGAATATATCGCATTATCTATAAAGTTTATTTCTGTCCTTCTAGCTCTACCAGTAATACCAGAGGCGCCAGCAGACAACAACTCCGCAACTCCATTTGCTTGAGATATTAATGTCGAAGAATAGTTTCCTCCATCTAGATTGTACGCCCTCATACCAGAAACGTTTATAACGCCCGGCACTTCTCTTAATATGTCTGTAACTTGAGCTACATATACATGTTGACCCATGTCCCATTTATTTACATCAAAATAATCTTTTAGCTGTTGAAGTGCACTAACTTTTATTTCATTACTATTAAAGCTTTTGTCTGTAAGCAAATCTATTTCAAAAGATAAATTTACCACTTTAGCATTATTTATTTCAAGAAAGTCATTTATCATTCTAAACTTAGACAAATAATTAACCATATTATTTTTAATTAAACTAGAGCTTTTTTCTGTTAATTTTCCATTTCCATCTTTAGACAATACGTACAACTGCGCCTTGTTGTCATTTACTCTTCCACTAACTCTAAATGGTGCGCCAAACTTACCTGGCATTTGTTTGGCTCTAGATACGTAATCTTCTATTGTAACACATCTTTCTTGTGCTGCGAAATTACTAGATGCTGCATATCTAATTTCTTGAACCGAAGGAAGTCCTCTACCTCCTAGCGCTGGTATTATATTAGTTCCTTTAGTCGAAGAAAGGGTAGAGTCGTTAAGTCTTGCGTCAGTACCTTGTATTAGCGCATTTATATTGCTAATACTATTCAGTACGTTTGTACCAACATTAGAAGATTCACCGCCCCCAACTCTATATTTCACAAAAAGGGTAGATTCTGAAGGCAACTTTTCTCCAAGAGAAGTATTATTCAAAACCCTTTCGTAACTAACCTCACCAGAGTTAGATAGTGCTAAGCTATTTAAGTATTCAGCATAAGCGTCAACGTTAGGCGTTCCCCCTCCAAACGTAAGCCTACAAGAGCCATTTGATAAAAATTCTTTTGTAAATCTTTTGTTTACAGTAACCCATTTCCCAAACGAAAAAGAACCTTCAGAATCTCCCGTGTCCTCTGTAAAAACTTCACTTTCTGACAAGTGGTCTACCTCATGGTATTTTTTGCTAAAATCTTTATAATCAGAATAGGCGGGTGGCTCAGTTATGTTAGAACCTGGCATTACAATCACGTCCAAAACCTCTAATACATTTGTTTCTGGCAATAGGACTTCCAAAAAAGGCGTTTCAGCATCAATGTCAGTTATTCTTTGACTTAAAACGGTTGTAGTCCCCGCAACCACAAACTCTCTTTTTGTTATATTGTATCCCAATATATTTTGTGAAGAGTCAAAAATTGGATTAACAGTCCTGTTAGTTACGCCAGCCTCAGAAAAGTCATTAGAAAAATCTATCTGATTAGCAGTTTCAAAAAACTGACCAACGCCTTCAAGCCTAACCCCAGGTCGAAAAATTGGAAGATATTGAGAATCTGGCCCAGTAGATATTGCTGGAACTCTTACTGTAATGTCAACTAAAGTAGAACTACCCCTCACGCCGGGCACTTTGTAACCTAATGTTTTTGCTATTCTATAAGCTGAAGAACTTTCAGATACTCCATCTAAAAACAGTTCATTAAATCTTTTGTCAGTATAGTATGATAACAAATCTGAAACATAAGCCAATAAATCAACTAACGCCATTCCAGCACTAGAAACATTAAAGTCTTGCCATTGTTTTGGGAAATATATTTTTAAAACCTTTTCAATATCTAACCTTATTGTAGAAAAGTCTCTTTTAAGATAATCTTGTTTTTTTATTTCTGGCATAATTTGTTATTTTGATTTTTATACAGATTCTCTGGCTATATTTAATGTTACTGAATCAGTTTTAAATGATTTGTCTATTCTAAACGTAATATCTATAGAAAGGAAGTTGTTTTCTTCTTCTTCAAAAAACTGTATGGCAGTTATAGATATTTGTGGTATAAATTCTGATACTTTTTTTTCTATGTCTTTTTTTAGTTCAGATTTTATAAAACCATCCAAAGGTTCCATTATGTAATCATATATCGGAGAGTAAAGAGAGCTTCTCATAGGCCTTTGACCTCTTCTAGTTGTTAATAGAGATATTAAATCAGCCTTTAAAGCATTTGCTGTGGTTTTAGTCGTTTCAAAAACGCCACCTGTAACTGTTTCTTTAAAGGGAAAATCGATATTTATACCGTTAGCCATTATTATTCTTTTTTTTATAAATAGTAAATGCAAAAAAAATAAAGACTTTTTTCGGGCACTATTTACATATATACAATAAATATTATATAATATATATTATTTCAAATAAAAATAAACTATAAAATGGGAAGACTTAGAATTTATCCTAAAAAAAACAACACAATAGCTTCTGGCTATTTTGAAAACTTTAATTCAGCACTGAATCCTGGTACCATATTATGGTATGGAGGAACTGGCACTAGGTCAAGTGTATCTAAATTTTTAATGGAATTTGATTTGGAAGACTTGAAAAACAAGCTGGCATCTAAAGAAATTAATTCAGATTATATATCATCTTATAGGCTTAAAATGACAAATGTAATACCTGACGGAGAACTTTTAGATAGTGAATTTGAGTTTGCAAAACTAAGAAAGAAAGTGGCCTCATCTTTTGATTTGATTGTTTTCCCGATAAATAAAAGCTGGGATGCTGGTAGAGGTTATGATTTAATGGGTTCTGAATATATAAAAATTAGCGAAGGAGACACTAATTTAACAGGGTACTCTAACTGGAATAGTGCAACTAGTGTAGACTTTTGGGATGAGCCTGGCATATTCACTAATCCAACTGCTTCAACTGCACAAAATTTTAGTCAACATTTTGATGTTGGAGATGAAAATTTAGATGTAGATATAACCCCTTTGGTGAACGACTGGTTAAGTGGAGGCTCTCAAAATAATGGTTTAGCAGTATCTTACGCTAGAGAGTATGAGTTAAATTCTGGAGACACTAGATACTTGTCTAGATTCTATACAAATAATACAAATACAGCGTTTAAACCATATTTGGAGGTAGTTTATGATGAGCAAATAATAAGAGAAGATAGGTTAAGAGTTGCTAATAATAGAGCTTCTAGGTTATTTCTTAATTTATTTAGCGGAAACACTGCTGCTAATTACTTTTCAGCAGGAACAGTATCTATCAAAACAACTTCAAATCAAGATGTAATTACTGGCCTTGTTCCTAAGCAGTTAACTAAAGGCGTTTATTACGTAGACATATTAATGACAGGGGCAACTAAAAATCAAATATATAAAGATGTTTGGAGCGACATAACATTTGAACCAGGTGTTGACAAACAAACTTTTGAACAAAAATTTCAAATTCTAGGAAACTATTACAATAATTATCCTAAGGAAATAAATCAATATGTTGTTGATTTATATGGAATATCTAATAACGAAATTTTAAAAAAGGGAGAATTAATAAGAGTTTACGCAGAAACTAGAGTTGAATATAGCACAAAGTCTCCCAATGAATATTATGGGTTAGAGTACAGAATGATTCAAAATGAAATAACAGAAACTATTCCTTGGTCTTCCTTTAATACAATAGTTATAGATGGGTGCGCTAAAGAGTTTATGGACTTAGACACTTCTTGGTTACTATCCAACCAAAACTACACAATAGAACTAAGAGTGAATGAGCTTGGAACAAAAAGAGTTTTAGACGAAAAAATTTATTTTAGAATTTTTGATGAAAGAGATTAAGATTTATTTACTTTTTTAAAAAAAACACTAAAATAATAACATATCTAATTTCTATGACGGATACTATTAAAAAAATAACAGCGAATAGAGACGTGAGCGTATGGACTTACTTCTCAACTGTCGATGCCAGTACTAGAGAAATTATAGACAAAACAGGTATTTTTTCCTCCTCTGGGCAGGGTGCAATTTGGGATGCTTTACAAAAAAAAGGTAAAGTCGCATATGCTATAAAGGGAAGTTCAAACAAAGCTGTAGAAATTATAGAATTAGTTGATGGCTCTTTTTGCAGAAGGATAGCTTTAACTAATGAATATAAGTTTTTATCAGAAGAAGAATCTAAAAAAGTTGTTAAGGGCAAGAAGTTAATAGCTGAACAACGAGTGAACAAACCTATTAGAAATCAAATTTTAGAAAATTTTGTTCTTCAAGGAAGTAGCTACTCAGGAGATTCTGCTTATTCCAACGTTTTTTATCAGCCTAAAAAAAAAGTAGATTACTATGCTAATGTAACAATAGAAAGAACTGTGGACACTTTAGATACTTTAAGTATCAAAAATAATCCACTATCTGAAATGCCTGCACAAGAATCTGAAACAGGAGTTGTGTGCGGAACTTTAATGGCTAGACAAAAAGTGTTGGATGAAAATGGAGAAAGAGTTTTAATACCTCTATCAAATGTTCCTATTGTTATTTTTAATCCTTCAGAACAGTTTCCTTCTTATGCTTCCCAAGATACTAGTGGAGATAGGATTACATTGAATTTACTCCAAAATTCAGACCCATCAGAATATGCCGATACACCATCTTATGTTCTTGATGCTGGTGTAGATGTGGCCAGAAAAAGACTTGGCAAAAACACTGTTGGAGAAGAGTATGATGGAATAAAGCCTTTATTAAAGTCTGTAGAAACTTTATTTGTGCCTGAACAATATAAATATTCAACAGTAACCAATGATAAAGGTGAATTTGTAATACAGGATGTTCCGATTGGGAATCAAGTTCTTTTATTTGAAGTTGACTTATTGAAACAAGGGATGACGAAGGGCGAGGTTGCTCTAAACTTCTTTCCCTATTCAGATGAAGAATCTCCCAATGTAGACAGTGTACCTCACTTTTATTACAGACAAATACCAGTCGGAGTAGTCTCATCTTGGGGAAATTTTCAAACTGGTTACACTGAAGTGAATATTACTGCCAACTTAGACATGAGAAAGTGGAACACTTTCTATGTTCCCCCTATATCTATAGCAGAAACAAATATGGATGATTTAATTTCTGCTGGTAATTTTTCACCATTAACTATTTTAGCTAGAGACATGACTAAAGAAGGTTATCCTCTAACTACAGACATAGTTGAAATAACAGATGTTTTTTCTAGAGTTGAAACTCAAAGATTAGAATGGTTTAATGAGTTAAGATTTTCAAAGCCAAAAATTAACTTTACTAAAAATCAGTATCAAATATTCAAATTACCAGCAAACTTATATGACCCAAATGGTTTTGCATCAAAAGACAGTGGCAGAAAATCTATTAGTAGCTCAAAAGGAGTGTGGCTTTCTTGTTATCAGATGAAAATGTTTTATGACTCACTGCCAATAGTGTTTAGAGCAACTGGGTTTATTAGAGATGGTCTTAATACTGGCTCCAAAAAAGCTAATCACTTTGACTTAAATAGAGGCCCTGATTTCATGCCTGAATCTGCAACTGGAGAGCCTCCAAATTCTTCATTAAACAAATTTCCATATGAAAGACCGTGGACAATAAATTACCCAGCTCCATATAGCATACCATCAGAGCCAACAAAGTTGAATGAGGGAAAAAATTTTTCCATTCAAGTAGAACCTAGATACTTAGATGGAGATAAGGCAGGGCTTTACTGGGGGCAAGACGGTTCTACTGGATACGGATTAATGAACCCTCTAGAAGGGGGTGATGCAATCTATAATAAATTTGCACAAACAGTGACAAAGGGAGGTATATACAGGTACGAACATAAGGTTCAGTGGCATCAAGAGTATTCAAATGGTTTCAGGCAGTCCAGACATGGAGATTTGTTTCCAAATAAAAATTTTACTGTAGAAAACGGCGAACAATATCAAAGGTTAGAATGTGGTTTTGGCTACTTTATGAGACCTGAGGGATGGGGTAGAATTACTCATTATAGTTGGGGTGATATAATGTTAACTTCAGACATTAAACCCTCGCCTACATTGCCACAATATATATATCCGACTAGCTACTCAGCCTCCATGTTTAGGCAAGGTGAAAATTTAACAATAAGAATGGACACAACAGCAAGGCCATCTTGGATAAGAAATGGAACTATTGATTTTTACAGAATAATAGATGACACACCCCAAGAGCTATCTCCAAGACTTCCTCCTCTCCAAAAAAGGTACGCACAGTTTAAGATAGGAGATTTATTGAGAAACAACAAAAAAACATCTAGCCAGGAACTGAAGTTAAAATTTGGTGGAGAAAAAGATGAGGTCACAACCTCAGCCAGCTCTCAACTTGAAATTAGAAATGACGGACCAATAGTATCTAATGTAACCGTCAACGGAAACAAGCAAGCCATAACCCCAGGAGAAAAGGTAACATTTACAATCACAGCATCTAGCACTGTTATATTTGATTCTAATACTGACTTTGATTTTTTAGAAAACACTTATAAAGCCTGCAGATATTCTTGTTGGTTTAAAAATAGTGAAATAACAGGAGCAGGAGAAATTATTTATTTTCAAAGCTTTTCTTCTGATGCAGACATTTCAAGCTCAATACCAACAAAATATCTTATATCTAAAATAATTGATTGTGATGGAAATGTAAGATTAAAAACAAAAGAAGATGATGATGGAAATGAAGAAATTTACGTTGACAAGTGTAAAAGCAACTTTACAAAAGATGGAAACTATGAACTTAATGGTTTAATTTTTGAAAAAACTAGGACAGATAGAGTTGAATTAAGATTTGAAAATGAGGAAGTAGAGATTCACTGTAGTGATGGAGGTTTTGGAATAAGAAAAGATAGTCCTGTTAGTTAAATAATTTATATGAAAGATAAGATAAAAATATTATTAGGAAAAAAAGACATCTATCCTTATCGGAACAAAGATTCATATATAAATTTAGAATTGTATAAATCTGCTGATGAAATACAAACCGAAATAGTTAATAACAACTTTAATCTAAAAGAACAGTTTAATAAAGAGAGAAGAGAGTCTATTAAGTTTTGTATATACGGAACGCTAGATTCTATATATTCAGATTTAGACGGTGTAAATTTAAATTTAAAAACAAATCACGAAGACTTGTTATATTTGCCTAGAATAGAGTCTGGGGCTAAAGCAGCTGTTGAAAGTGTTGTAAAAACAAAAAACTTATCTAAAGAAGGTTTTTTAAGTAAAAATATATTTAAAAAAAATAAGTCATGTTTTTATTTCCTTTTTGAGCTTGCTCCTGGTATCAAAAATTATGGAGAAACAAAATCTTTACAAATAAATATTAACGATAAAAACAAAAAAGTATATGCAATTTTTGATATTCCTTTTTTGTTCTTTGATTCAGATGGAGAGTTAATTGATTTTGGAACCGATATTATAGATATAGATTTAAACGGAAATGAACAGGTGATTGAGAACGATTATCCGTTTTTGTATGGAACTCATTGGATTAAAAATGAACTTAACATACCAAGACCATTGTTTTTATCATTCAAAAGAACGCAAGAAGATAATGCTAACAATTTGTCAATTAAAGAGTCTGGGGGTGTTGTTACTTTTGTGGTAGCATTAGACTTTCCAAGTAACTATGGAATAGAAGAGGCAGAGGTTTTTATCAAAGAAACGGATGCGGTTGACAATCCAAATAAGGATTTTATTTTCGAACCTCAGAAGTTGTCATGGAAAAAGGGTGAACAATACAAGACTATCACAATAGAATTAATTGACGATTTGTTTACTGAAGATGATGAGTTATTGATTTTTGGATTTAGAGATGTGAACTATGCTGAACAATCAGAAAAAAACACTTTTGAGTTGTTTATAGAAAATGATGATTTACCCTCAACTATTAACTTTGAAAGCACAACGGCAGAAATTGTTTCAAATCAAAATAGTTTCATAACATATCTGACAGCAAGCAAGTCTATAAAGGTTCCAAATCAGACTATTGACCTGGTTTTAGACACTGAAAATAGTGATATTGTCATAGGTGAAGATATAGAAAATACAGGAACAAAAAAGAACCCAGAATACAGAAAAACTATAGACTTAAAACAAGGTTTAGACATTTTTGAAGTAGAAATAAATATAAAAGACAACTTTAAATATGACTTTGAAAAAGTTGCAATTTTTAAACTAGAAAACCCCACTCAAAATGCTGTTGCCTCAAGAGGTGAAAACCAGTTTGAACTGACAATAAAAGATAGTATGGCTACTAGATATACAAAATACAAAATTGACAGTAACAAAGATAAGGGTCAAGGTATTTTTAGATTAAAAAGACCCACCCCTACTCTTGTAACAACGCCGATAAGTTTCATAAATACAAATCAAGGGTCTCCGTCAAATCTTGTAACTCATGTAGTAACAAATGATTTTAGATATAGAATTAACGTAATTAATGATGGAGAAAGAATTATTTACAAAGATAGAATGTATCATAGTGGAGAAACTGTTGCCTCCATATCTTCAAGAGATGGTTATGATAGCTTTAGTATAAAACTGCCTTCTAATTATCAGATAAATGAGCAAGAAATGTATTTTGAAAAATCAAAATATAGATTTGTTATATCGGATATACAAAAATCTTCACCCTCAGCCAGTTCAATGGACCCATATAATAACTATTCAAATGTTAAAATAAAGCCTCAAGAACTTGATTCTTCTATTGAAAAAAGTGGAAAAACTTATTACCTAACTTCGGAACTGTCAGGAGTAAGAACTAGAATGAACATTGTTGAAGACGAGGGTCAATTAATATTCGAAGTATATAATCTTATCATAACTCTTAATATAAAAACAGATGATACTAAAGAAATTATAAAACAAAAATTAAGAGATAGTGGTAAGTTTTACTCTTCAAGTGGCGGTGGATTCTTTGGTGGTGGCAGCGAACCTTCATTTGATGAGGAAAAAATAGCTTATATAACAAACAAAATAATTAAGTTCATGGAAGATAATCCAAGTTTAGAGCCTCCTCAACCATATGTTTCAACAAACTCCGTTCAAGAAAAGTTAATTAAATGTAAAATAAATGGAACTTTAATTTTAAGCAAATCATTAACCAAGGTGGAAGAGTTGCAAAACGCCGCCAACAACCTATCGGGTACGTCAAGCAATAATATTTTTACAAATGTGATAAACGGATTTTTAGGTCAAAACAACCAACCTGCACCTGCTACCAAAGTTAGTAACGTAAAATTTGAAGAAAACCCTGTTGTATATACAGTCCTTTATGAAGGAGAAGAGAATGACGAACTTAATGTTATACTGATGCCTGTTGAGCCAATTCGATAATTATTAGTTCATTATATTTATATTATATATGGAAGAAGTTTTTAGATACAAAGTTAGATTAAACGTAAACCCAGGGGGTGGAATAAAAACTAGTACAGGTCTAGTGGCAAACTCTTATGATAAAGATTTTTTTATTACTTTGCCAATATATAAAACTGAAGATTTAGAAGGTTATGTAGACGTTGAAAAAGACCCTTTAAAAACTGTAGTAAACAGACAATTAATAAACCCTTACTTTATAGAATTGGGTTTTTTTGAAAATATAAAATCTGTGCTTAGCGGAAACTCTGAAGCACGATTTAATGTAGAAGAAAAGTCTGAAAAATATGGAATAGACATCAACAAATAAAATGGTAAAATATAAGTTAGTAATAAGGCCTGCAAACGTGTTAGAAAAAGCAGTTATAAAAAGCAATTTAAGTAATTTAAATGGATACCTAACGCATGACAATTCTTTGGTTGACAAAGATATTTTAGTTAACGAGGACAATGTAAACGAATTTCTAAACAATCCTCAAAATGCTTCTATTGTTGATAGATTTAAAAAATACATAAAAGAGTATACTAATGAAATAGAGTTTAAAGACATATATTACAAACCTAGAAAGGTTGCTCCTATTTTAAATGATTACTATAATGAAGAAGTTAGGTTTAACTCAGAAGCAAATCCTTTATTAATTGAAAATGCATTAAGTGGAACTCAAGTAGTTAATTATACTAACAATAATTTTGATTTTTTAAGCAACGAAAGAATGGGTAATGAAAATAAATCAAAACTAATAGATGTATTATCTGCAAGCACAGAAATAACATCAATATCAGAAACATTTGAAGTAATAAAATCACCCAATTATTATAGAGACTTTTATATTGACGTTGGAATCAATATTAAAGAAGATTCACTCTATGGAACTGATTACACTAAATATTTTAAAGATACAATAGAGGACGAAGTTTACTATGTCAATTCTTTTGTTGACCTAAATAAAAAAACAGACCCCTTTGAATACTGGACAAATGATAAGCCGATAAAAATTTGGAAATCTAAAGTTGTGTCAGATATAGAAAATGCAGGAGAAAAAAGAGTTAAAGATTTTGAAGATGTAGTGAGAAAATTAAGCAAAAGTGCGGAAGATGTTAAGGACAAAAGTAGTTTAAAATATCAAATAAAAAACAATAAAGTCAAACAGGCTAGAACCATTTCAGAAAAGGTTAAATCTAAGTTTAAAAGAGAAAAAGAATTTATAGACAAGGTTAAAAAAAGAAAAAAATAAATCTTTAAAAATATTTTTAATTGATTATATTTATAATAAATAATAATACAACATGAGCGTAGGTATATATGGTACAAAAAAATTAGCAGACGTCACATCAGAAGATGTTGATGTGTTATATGCATTCAGTCCAAGCAGAGAAGAGTTGGGCGAAGTCACATTTAAACCATTATATAACGCTATTAACGAAAGTGATTTGCTTAAAATGATTGGAGCAGACGGAATGTATAAGCTCAGATTGCCAGCAGATATATTTAACGAGATTGGATTTTATTCTATATTAATTAAGCCAAAAACTTTTCAAGTTACAATAAGAGACTGTTCCTATGTTGTTACAGAAGACGAGACTGGAGTCCAGTTGTCTAAAAAGGGAATAGTAATCCCTTCTGCACAATTCAGAAAAACCAACAGCTTATTAGGTTGGTCTGTTGAATATTTTGGTGCAGATGGTATTAAGGTTAGAAACCTAAATAGAATCATAACAAGTAGCGACCTAGTAAGTCCATCAGTAAACACAACAACTGTAAACAGGGGTGCCACAACCTATAATTTAGACAGTACAGGTAGTAATCTATTTTTAACACTTAGCCCAGATGAGGGAAGTATTGTCTCTGGAGGAGGTGCTGTCGGACTGGGAGATGCAGGGCAGAACATATTAATGTCTAACACATATTTTGACCCCGTATCTTTAGAGGTTGAGATGGTAGAACATGATGTTCAAACTCTTTCTTATGCATTATATGGAAATACCAGTAGAGATAATGAAAATGGTATATTAACATATTTTGATGAAAACAATAATATATATAGACAATACAACTTGTTTACTCAGAAAAAACAATTTTCTCAAGGAAGTGTAGATGTTAGACAAATAAGAACTAACGTCAATTTAAATCAAGATTTCGAATCAATTACTCAAGGCTTAGTATAGTAATTTAGTTTTTTTTTATTTTTATAACATTATTATCATATTTATACATATGAAGGATAAAGTAAGAAAATTAAAGTTAAAAAAACTAATACAAGAATATAATTTTTTGCTAACTGATGAAAGCTACAAAAAAGAAGTTATTAGCGAAACAAAATCAGATTTTCTTAAAGAAATACATGAAAAAAAAATAGAATTAGGACTAATAGAAAATGAGCCATTTCAAGAAGTAATACACGAAGAAAATTCTGATGTTAAGGGTGAAAATGTTGAAACAAAAGAAAGTGATGAAGCAAACTTAGAGGATGACTCAAAAGACCCTAAAGACATCAAAGACAAAGACTTATTAGAAAATAAAGAAAAGTCAAAAAAATCATCTAAGGTAAAAAAGTTATATAGAGAAATTGCAAAAAAAACACACCCAGACAAAGCAAAGTCAAACGAACATGTTGACTTGTATAACAGGGCCACATCGGCATATGAAGATAGTGATTTGATATCATTATACATTATTGCTTCAGAATTAGATATTAACGTAGAGCTGGATGAAGATGATATTCTTAATATAAATGAAACAATAAACCATAAAAGAAAACAGTTACATAACTTAGAAATGTCTTACCTTTGGCTATGGTATAATGCTAAAACAAAAGAACAAAAAGAAAAGGTTGTAGCTTTGTTTATAAATAAAAACTAAAACACAAAATGAAAGACCTAACAAAAATTTACGAACAATTTTGTAAAACAAAAGGAATACCTTTTAGATTGGATGACAATGTAAAGAGTTATGATGATACCACATTATTTTGCCCAGCAGGAATGCAGCAATTTAAAGATAGATTCAAAAACCCAGACAACAAAACTGTTGCCAATATACAATCTTGTATTAGACTTAATGACTTAGAAGAAATAGGAGACGGAACACATATGTTGCACTTTAAGATGATAGGGCTGTTTTCATTTGGTGAAATCACCATAAATCAAGCTGTAGATTTTTGGGTAGAATTTGTTAGTAATATTTTACAAATTAAAATAGATTATGTAACAGTACATCCTGACAAGTTTGATGAATGGAAATGGTTATATGAAATATATAAAATACCCGTTAAATTAGATGATGAATGCATATGGTCAGATGGCGAGATGGGTGGATATTGCACTGAGTTTTATCATAATGAAGTAGAAATAGGAAACATTGTCAATACAATGGATAAATATATTGATGTTGGATTTGGATATTCTAGACTTGACGCAATTATAAATGGAAATAAAAATTTAAGCAAAAATGATATACTTAAAGATGCAATAATTAAAATAATTGATTCAGGATTCAAGCCTGGTCCACAGAAGCAAGGGTATGTTCTAAGAAAATTACTTAGACAACTATATGTCGGAGGAGGCTCTGTTAACCATCCTTTCTTTAAAAAAGAAATAGAAAGACAAGAAAAGGCTAAAGTTAGATATGACAAATTAAAAGAAAAGCACTCTGACAAACCTAAAGAATGGTGGTTTGATACTCATGGCATTAACTTGGATGAAATGGATTAATAATCTATCGTATTATTAAAAAAATAAATAAAATATAAAATAAAAGAGGGCTAGAAAACTAGCCCTCTCTCTTTTGGGTTTTGATGTTTAATTTACAATAAATTGTAATTTATACAACTAAACTTATTCACCATCAAAAACTTGCTCTGGTGATTTTTCGCGCAGTTCAACTAATTCTGTAGAAACTGCTGAGAATTCTATAACAGAACCTTCAGCTCCATAATTAGCGGACTTTGCACTCAACCTTTCTTCAGATTCGATTGTTCCACCTTCGATTACTCCCATTCTTGCTTCAACAGCATGAGCTATAACTCTAGCACCAAGATTAACCAGTTCTAAAGCTTCATTAAGAAATGTAAACTCTAGTCCAGGCGTTTTTCCAGCATCAATATAATCTTCACCTGCTTTCATCAATAAACCATTAACAAAAATTTGTTCTGTATCTTGTGTTATTGCTCTAGGGAAAAATAACGTACCTTCTTCTACACTAACATCTTTTCTCGTCATAAAGTTCGTAGCTTGAAACTTAAGTGCTTCGTTAGTAGCAACAATCGCCTCAGCAATAGAATCTACAGCAGACTCATCTGAATTAGACAGTAAATTAGCAACAGCTTCATGTAAAGCCTTCTCTTCAGAGCTAGCTCTCTTAATTTCAGCATCTAAACCTATTTGTAATTCAGCATCAGCAGCCTTATAAGCTTCAGTCATAGCAGCGTCATCAGCAGCTTGCTTAGCAACTTGTGCAGCTAAACCTTCAGTTAAGACTTTTTCAGCAGCTTCAGCTCTTGATTTCTCAGTAGCGATTGCATCACCAGCAGCTTTTTCGTTTTGGTCAACGTCAGCTTGTAATGCAGATAAAGTTGTATTAACAGCAACAGCTAAATCACTATCAGCCTCTTGAAAAGCATTAACGATTTCAGTTAATGAATCGAGAGCAGCTGGGTCCATGTTTGACAACATGTTGTCAACTCTAACACCTAAAGCAGATTCAGCAGCTTCAGCTCTTGATTTCTCAGTAGCGATTGCATCACCAGCAGCTTTTTCGTTTTGGTCAACGTCAGCTTGTAAAGCAGCGATAGCAGCTTCTCTGTCAAGCTTTTCAGAAGCATCAGCAGCTTTGTAAGCAGCGTCCATAGCAGCTTCATCAGCAGCTTGTTTAGCAACTTGTGCAGCTAAACCTTCAGTTAATACTTCATCAGCAGCTTCATAAGCAACTTTTGCAGCAGCATCAGCAGCTTTATAAGCAGCATCCATAGCAGCATCAGCAGCTTCAGAAGCTTCTTTGTTAGCAGAAACATTTGATGTAATCGCACCTTCAGCAGCTCTTGCAGTTACAGCTTCAGCAGAAATAGCAGCAGCATTTGCAGCTTCAGCAGCTCTTGCAGTTGCAGCTTCAGCAGAAATAGCAGCAGCATTTGCAGCTTCAGCAGCTTCAGCTCTTTCTTGTTCAGCAGCATTTGCAGCTTCAGCAGCAGCTTTATCAGCAGCAGCAGTAGCTATAATAGCAGCATCAGCAGCTTCATAAGCAACTTTTGCAGCAGCATCAGCAGCTTTATAAGCAGCATCCATAGCAGCAACATCGTCAGTTAAGACTTTTTCAGCAGCTCTTGCAGTTACAGCTTCAGCAGAAATAGCATCAGCATTTGCTTTTTCAGCAGCTTCAGCTCTTGCAGTTTCAGCAACTAAGTTCTCACTACCAGCAATATCAGCAGCAGCTCTTATAGCAGATTCAGCATCTAAGTTAGCCTGAACAGCATCATCACCAGCAGCTCTATCTATAAGCTCTTGAGCAAGTGCATCATTAGTAGCTTTATCAGCAGCTTCAGAAGCAGCTTGATTAGCGTCTACATCATTTTGAATAGCAGCTTCAGCAGCTCTTGCAGTTGCAGCTTCAGAAACATCAGCAGCTTCAGAAGCAGCATTATCAGCAGCTTGTTTAGAAGCTAGCGTAGATACAGCAGCATCGTTAGAAAGAACGTAACCAGCAAATGCAGTATCGTTCGCAGTATCAACAGAGTTGATTAATGCAACGATTTCATGAAATTCGTCAGCATCAGCAGTTGAAGATTCTAATATAGCGTCAATTCTTGATTTCTGAGTTTCAATAGCAGTTTCAGCAGCAGCTTGATTAGCGTTTACATCATTTTGAATAACAGCATCAGCAGCAATTCTTGCAGCTTCCTCAAGAGATACAGAATTTTGAATAACAGCTTCAGCAGCTAAAGCTCTAGCTTCTTCAGCAGAAATAGCAGCAGCATTTGCTTGTTCAGCAGCTTGAGCTCTATTGCTTTCAGCAATATCACCAGCTTCAGAAGCAGCTTTTTGAGTAGCAGCAGCAGTAATAATGTCAGCAATCTCTACATCATGAGCCGCATCAGCAGTTTGTCTGTTTGTAGCTTCTTGTTGAATTGCAGCAGCATTTGCAGCTTCAGCAGCTTCAGCTCTAAGCTTTTCAGCAGCATCAGCAGCAGCATTTGCATCTTCAGCAGCAGTAGCTCTTGTAGTTTCAGCTAGCAAAGCAGCTTCAATAGCAGCCTTATTGGCGTCCATTTCAACTTGTTGAGCAGCGTCATCAGCAACTTGCTTAGATGATTGTGCATCTAATTCAGCTTTAAGCTGCTTATCGTCAGCTTGAGCAGCAGCTTTATTACTGTCTACATCATTTTGAATAGCTTCCCTTTCAGAAGCGCTAAACTTACTCTCTTGAGCTTGCTTATCATTGATACTTTGAATAGCATCATCTAATTGCGCGATGTCACCAGTTACTAAACCGACAGGGCTTAAAATCTCAGCGCCAGTTAAAATAAGGTCAGACTGTCTGTTTAAAACAATCCTAGTTCCACCTGTAGTAGAACCTGAAAATAATAAAAATAAATCCATTTTTTTTTGATTTTTTATTAATTAAAACAGTACTCTTGCGTACAGATTTATAAAAAATTAAAAATTTAACTTTTTAAGTTACCGATAAATATTAATATGTGATAAAGTAATTTGGGGTTAATAATAACAAAAATTAAAAAGCTACAGAATGTAAACTTTTAATTACCCATTAGATTTAAATATGTGTTATAAATATAAATATTTAATCAACTTTACAGCCGATTACAATAATAAATAGAATCAAAAACTTGAAAACCGTATTTTTTTAAAAAAAAAGTAAATTTTTATCGAAAAAAAAATATAACAAACTGATAGTCAATAATATAATTTTTAAATATTTTTATTTTTTTTTAAAACTTCTATTCTATTTGTTCTTTTTAATATATAAAAACCTCTTCTTTTAAAGAATTTTATTGTTTTTTTTAAAAAAACTTCATAGTCATTGTATCTGTTAAATGCAGGTATATTATATGATTTTAAAAGTTTATACTCTTTTTCAGAATCTTTATTTTTATATTTTTCAATACTAATATTAATCATATCTATAGCAATTGTTTTATAGTTTATATATGAATCATCCAAAAAGTGATTCTCCAGAAATGAAGGTATTTCTAGCTTTGTACTATGATAGTATAGGCTAAGTATGTGTTGTAAGTTGGGAAATAAATGAATTTCTTGAGATATTAATCTTGAAAAGTCTTTTGTATAAAGCTCTTTTGCCTCTTTAGTTTCTTTTATTGACCTCCCTTTGTTTTTGAATATACACCAATCTACATAAGCATGTTTAACTTCGTGAACTATTGCATCTAGTTTAAGGTTGTAAAAATCAAAATATACATATACAGTATACTTTCCCTCCACCAATCCAGAATTGCTATGGTCATAATGATTAAATTGTGAATGTTGAATTATCCACTTGTCTACCGTAAATTCGTTTGAATTGTTTATAGATTTTCCTGGGATGTTTATTTTTAAATCATTTAATGCAATATCATTTTCACTAAAGTGCTCTTGTATTTTTTCTACGATACCTTGTGAAACTATATGTACAATTGATGATATTCCTAGCATGGGCAAAAAAAAAGAAGGCCATACAACCTTCTTTTCTTAGTTTAAAGTTGTTTTTTCTTATCTATTATTATATAGAAAGTTTTTTAAATTTTTAATACTGTTCGTATAACCAAGAGGGTCACAAGAAGCATTTTCAGTTAAATAATCATTAACTAATTTTAATAGTTCAGGTGTTTCATCAAAGAGAAACACAGTTTTTTTGCCTAATTTTTCAATTTCATACTTAAATCCTTTCAGTTTTAAGAATGCAGTTAGATAAAGGTCTGATGTTTTGTACTTGTTCATGTTTTTTCGTTTATATTACTCGTTTTTTTTGTCAATAATAAATATTTGATTTTTTTAATTTTCAAGGTCAAAACATAAAAAAAACATAAAAAAATTGAAAAAATTAATAAAACCTATAAGTACATTTTATTTTTGAACTTTCCATAGGGGGAAAGTTAAATATTATTTGATTGTCAACAATCACATAATCAGCATTTTGATTCTCATCTTGTAATAGTCCATTTAGATAGACATGCTCTGAATCTAATTCTGGATAATTTTTTAATGTAAAGATATTATTTATTCCATCTGCAATACCAGAAGGCATTTCTTTGTCTGAAACTTTTAATTCTGGAGACAAAGTTTCTATCAATCTATAAGAACATCTAACTCTAGAGCCCAAAAAAGGAGGTTCTCTAAATGTTATAATGTTATCACTAATTGTATAATCATATAACTCATTTGGGTCACCTGGGTCTTGTAATAACCCATTTAAATATATATGTTCTGAGCCAAATTTAGGCTCATAAGCCAATTCAAACCTTCTATTCATACCATCAACCAATCCTAAAGGTTGTTCTTTATCATAAAAAACCTTTTCTTCTTTATGGTCAATTGTTAATGGTTGCCAATCATTTATTCTAAATTCCCAACTAGAATTTTTTAAAACGAAAAAATCATTAGTTTCTAAAACATAAACCAACATTCCCGCCTTTCTCCTTTCGGAAGGCAAGTTGTTTAATTGATGCATGCTGTTAAATACGCTATATGCACCGACATCCATAGGGGTGATGTATGGATTGTTATTAATTACACTTTTACCGTTATATGTTATAAGTGCTGGCATGTTTGACTTTTATAATAAATAGTAATTATTTATAATATAATAGAAAATGATATAAGATTATTTTAACTTCTTGCAATTCTAATCCAAACATCATCGTCTACTGCAGTAAACCAATAGTTTGCATTATAATATGCTTGACCTTGAAAAGTGCCAGATATAGTAGAGCCAGTATATACACCAGATGGGCTCCAGTTTACAGAGTTGTCCAAAAGAGACAAAGTAGAAGCTGAAAGGCTATAAGAATCTACCATTGGTATTTCTTCAACAGTGCCACCAGATTGATTTAAGGTGCCAATTACCGACCTTTCATTTAAGTCTTGAATTTTATCAAAAGTAACACTGTCTGATTGTATTATTGTTTCGCCTGAGTAGTTTATTGCAATATCACCAGTTACATCAACTCCTTGTGGAGTATTGCCTAGGCTTCCAACAAAAACTCTTCCTTGATTCAGCGAGTTTAATGCTGCGCCATCCGTTGAAAATATATCATAAAGGTCAGTTGAGCCTGATGTAAGAACTCCAGAAACTTCTAAGTCACCATTTATAGTTAAATCTTCAAATTCGTTTATAACTAAATCTATAGTAGAAGAATCACTTTTTGTTAGAGTTATTTTGTTTAGTAAGCTATTATAAGAAAGTGAATTTGTAAAAACATCTACGCCACCACCAGAGCCTATTGGTGCAAATATGTTATAAAGATTAGTGCCAGCTGAATATATTATTCCTGAATTTTCTGCCAATCTTGCATTTTGAGTGTATAAAGAATTGTTTTGAGATGCATTTACATTAATACCCCCAACCACTACCGAGTTTTGAACTCCATTAAAAACATCATTTCCAATACCTCCTATTATTGCAGAATAGTCAGCATTTGTTGCCACGGTATTGTTGACACCTCCTAAAACAATAGAAAAATCACCACCAGCATCACTGCTCGAATCTTTTAGAACGACAGAATTATTTCCTGAACCTTCCTCAAAAAGCCCAACAGTACTACCAGTCCCTATAACTATGCTTTCAACCTCTCGCTTTAACGTTCTTAGGTTTACCGCATCCTTATCGTATTTGGGGTCTGATAAGTTTAATCCTCTATTATTTCTAAAATCTGTTCCCATATTTAATGCCTATACACCAGTTCCAGTTACAGCAAACCACGGAGTAGTTCCTCCTATTATAGGCCCTAAGTAAGTAACAGTTACATGCTGATAAAGACCTGTGCAAAGTAATGCAGAAGCATTCGCAGTCCCAGCATTTATTATAAAATCTGAATTATTAGTTCCTAAAAGAATTCCCCCAATGTGTCCAGTGTTGTCAATAATTACCAACTCAACAGTTCTTCCTATTTGGTCATCACTAATCATAAATCTCAAATCAAGAGAAAAATCATTACTCGTAATAGGGTCTGTGTTTATTGAGGCGTCTGTAATTAACAAAATCTCATCATCTAAAGAAATTACAGGAATTTTACCCTTATCTGGCTCATAAGGTTCTAGTGTAAGATATCTGGTATTTCTTATTCTACTACCTGTGCTTTTTAAATCTGGAACAAATGTTGTATTGTCAGTTACACCAGTTATATTTGAACCTCCTACTATTACTGAGTTTGAAGTTCCGCTAAGAATATTGTTTTCACCACCTATTATTGCAGAATTTGTAGAATTATTTTTTATTAAATTATTATTACCTCCAATTATAGAGTTTTTAGTCCCGCCAGTAATTATGTTATTCTTACCTCCCAAAATAACAGAGTAGTCCGAAGACGATGAATTTGTATCGTCTCCACGAGAAATTATAGACTGAAAACCAGTACCACCAGACCATATTTCAGTTCTACCAGTATATACATCGTTTATTTTTTCTCTAGCATCATTTAGAGAATCTGTAATAAGTATAGGGTCAATTTTGCAGCTCATATATATAAATATTAATTAATTTAAACGATTCCATAAACATAAAATTGAGACTCATTAGAAGCGTTTCTTCCTGCATTCAGTATGTGTACTACAGAAAGTGTGTTTGTACTTGAGATTAGAAGTGGGGTGTCTACTGGCCTGTCATTTATTTTATAGCCATTAAAAAACCCAATACTAAAGCCTAAGTAAAAACTTCCACTAGCAAAATTAGTCACTCTCAACTCAACAGTTTGTCCACTTCGGGCACTGCCTGCTAATCCATTTAATGCCAAAGACCAATCTACCGAAGGAGGTACTGCGCCTAATATGTTTATGTCTACAAATACTATATCATCACTTGCCAATATAACATTTGAGACATCATCGTAAGCCGTTATAGTGGGGTGAATTCTTGAATTTCTAACTCTACTTTTTGTTGTTTTTAAACCTTGAACAAAAGTAAAATTATCTCTATTACTAGGAGGGGGTATTATTGAATCCCCTCCTAACGCAACCGAACGAGATACATTAGACGTGTAGGTGTCTTCACCTCCAACTATAGCAGAGCTAAAATCAGGCGAACCCACCCTCTCTATTATGTTATTTTCACCTCCAACGATGGCAGAATATTGAGTTGAGCCAGAAATTAAATGACCAGTCCCACCCAGTATGGATGAGTAGGTTGATTCCACTAAGTTCTCTGTACTATTGTCAGCAATTATAGAATTGCTACCCGTACTGGCTGACCATAAATTAGTTACTGCAGAGTAAGCGTTATTTATCTTAACTCTACCTTCATTTATTGTGTCACTACTTAATATTAATTCGCTCATAATCTTTTTTATAATATTTTATTACGCTCCTGTGCCATACATTTCTACATAAGTATCAATTCCAATATATTCTTTTACTACTAACCTAACTGACGTATGGTCTGTTGTGCATATTGGCAAAGTAGTTGTTGTTAAATTGACGCCGTTAACATAAATCGCCCCAATAGATACTCCCATCCCAAGGTATACATTCTTATTCAAGAATGGAAATGTTTCAGCAACATGAATATCTACAACCCTACCTATTTTGCTTGTTAGAAGATTGCTTACATCTAAGTTGAAATACGAAGGCCCAAGTCTAGTCGCAATATTGCTATTGATAACAAGACAATACTCACTATCAGAAGTTATCGAAGGAACGGTCAAAGGAAAGGTACCTAATAGTTGCCAACTATCATTCTCTATCACATAGGTATTTAAATTTCTAATTCTAGCACCAAAAGACTGTATGTTTTCAACGTAAACCGTATCAGAAGTGTTGCCAGTCAAGTCTTGCCCCCCTATAATAACCGTGTTACTAATGTCAGAAGTACCTGTAATGGCATTGGCACCCCCTCCAACAATTACACAGTTTTCAATATCTACAAAACCATTACTATGAGTAATTAAATTTGAATCACCTCCAACAATAGAAGAGTTTTTTATACTTGTGTTAAAAGGAGCTTGTCCAAATATAGTATTGTTTGTACCAGCCAATATTGAACTATACTCTACTACAGAAGAGTTTGTAGAACTGTCTCCACTTATTATATTGTTTCCATCATTATTGGTTATAATATTTTTTGTAATACCAGTAAAATCACCAGTGCTACCAGTCCATATACAGTCTTGGTTATAAGCATTATTTATAATAACCCTACCCTGCTCTGTTGTGTCTCCACTAAATAATAATTCTGTTACTGGCATATCTGTTTTTATATAAGTATTTGTCCTTGTACATCTTCTATTGTTAAGTCACTACCCCAATTTAATCTAATTGTAAAGTTTTCTCCCGTTGTGTCTTCATTAAGTTCTATGTTATATGTTTGAGTTATATATCCGTCTTTTGAAACGATAACTTGAAGAGCTCCACCTTTTATATTTGTTAATGAGTAATTTCCATTTGTATCTGTAAGACCAGAGAACGAAGCTCCTACACCTCCACCTAGAGGCTCATTAGTTCCCTCTGATATAATTTCTTCATAAGGTGCATCAACTCCGAGTTCCACATCTGACGTTGTACTTGCAACAATAAATTGAATTGTAGCTGCAGATACTGGGCTTCCAAATAATTCATTTTGATAAATTGTACCAGAAATATCGTAAATACCATCTGTTGCTGTAAATGCGTTTTCAGCCCTACCCCATGTTGTAACATTTTGCTTAACACCAAATATATTTGTAATTTCTTTAGTGTTACCTATTCTGTATAAAAAGTCAGAATCAGGAGTTAGTGGCGTTGAAAAAGTTCTTATAAAATCAGGCTCACCCTCTTGTTTTGGTATGTCAAAAATCGTAGATGAACTAAAAGTGACATTGTCAACATTGTATGTAACTTGAAGCTTATAATAGTCTCCATCCGAAACATTATTAAAACTAAAAATAGGAGAAAATGTATCTAATTGCCCCTGTACACTAGGCTCATCACTTAACACATCTATATTTGGCTTTTGAGGTGCAACAAAATAAGTAAACAAAGCACCAGTCACAGTAACCCCAGAAAATAGGCCTACATCAATTTCTTCAGAATTTCTACTGGTTTCTAATAAGTAATTTCCATCTTCACTAAGTCCTGTTAGAGTTATATCTGTTGCAACTCCTCCACTTAAAATTTGATATCCACCCAATGTTTTATCGCGCTCTAAAGGAAATTCAAATCTAGTATCAATAAAATATTGAGACTTGTCTAACAAAAGTCTTTGGGCAAATTGATTTTCTGGTTTTACAACAGTGGGCAAATCAAACTCATAAATAGGAGTCGTTATTGTAGAGCCTGTATCATATAGTGTTATTAAGGGTTCGGCTAGTATTTCAGCTATACTTTCTTTAGTGTAAGTAATAGCAGTTGCACTAGCTGTTTCAGCAGTTGTTGGCAACACTTCACTACCCTCAAAATCAAAGCTGTTATAAACTTGATTATAAATATTAAAGTCTAATTTATATATGTCGTATATAGTTTTGGTTATAGCACTAAAAGAAGAGGTGTTTGCACTATAATTAAACTCTACAGTTTTTTGATTGTTTATGTTTACAGATATTCCATTTATATTTTGTTCATAATAATTAAAAGTAGCACCTTTCAAAGAAAATAAAGGAACACGAAATGGTTTTGGCTCCGATTCAGGTTCAAATATATTTGGTATAGTATTTTGTAAAAAAACTTGAGAAATACCATCATTCTCACCAATTGTTCTAGACACTATTTCTTTATTTATTGACATATTAATCTGGGTAAGTTATTGGAGTTAAATCATTTACAAGAGGCTCGTATGGAGACTCAATAGTATCTTCTTCATATATATTTGTATTTGTATTTGCCAAATTTGTACTTGGATTTACACTTTCAACTAAATTAATTTGAAAATCAGAAATGTCAATATTACCTTCTGCTTTGTTAGAAAGGTTTGTATAGAAGTAATTAGATGTTATTGTTGGGTCAAATCTATTTGAAATATTAACTCTAAGTTCAGAAGCTTGTATAACTGGTTCAAATACAGGAGGTATTTCAACTTTAAATTCTGAACCATCATTTATACCTGGTTTATAAATAAATCTATGTCTATTAAATTCTGTATTTCCATAAACCGTTCCATATGTAGACATTATACTTGTAGAAGGAACTAAAAATGGAACTAAATCTTGAAAATTTCTTTCTAAAAGATTCAAAAATTTTTCTAACTTTCTAAATGTTAACCTATTTGACTCTTGGCTGTTGGTCCATAACATATAGGTAATGTATATCTTTTTTAAATCTCTATAAGTTCCTGTTGTACCATTCTCCCAACCCTTTGTTTTTCTATTTCTTGGGTCTACATTGTTCTGATATATATAGTCTATCCATTCATATATAGTCATTCCCGTTAAATTATCTGGTACAACTGTATTTACGTCTTCCACTTGCCATTCAAAAGGCACTGTTAATCCTGAAAAAACAGAAGATGACGAACCCCATTTCCACCATCCATACCCAAACTCATACCAGTCCATAACATCACACTCTATAGCTCTAGACGGCCTTAAGTCTACGTTAATTTCTTTAGTATTTACAATATTTCTTGTGCTTCCTGTTTTTGTTTTTAAATTGTCAACTCTCTTAAATGGGTCATACTGACTACCAAGGCCTTCAATAAACTCTTTTCCATTACCTCTACCACTGCCTCCAATTTGAAATGTTTGAGCATTTACATCGGGGTATCCATCATTTACTATAACATTTAAATTACTATCTAAAGGTTTTGAATCTTGCAAATCATCTGAACTTAAATCTTCAAAAATGTTTGCAGGAATAAAACTTTCTGGGTCTTCAATGTTTTCTGGTGCAAATAAATTTGTATCTAAAGGACTTACCTGACTTACGACAGCCTCATCTATACCATCGACTACTTGTCGTTGGAGTTCTATGGGCAATTCGTCATTAAGTATATCACTTTCACCTAAGTTTAAGTCAAATCGTCTATTTACCTTTTTTACGTCATATATAAATTCTTCTAAATTAAAAAGACATTTTGGAGCACCTATTAATTTAAATATAAAACTTATAGCATCTCTAGTTCCTCTTTTTTTGTAGAGCCAAACTATGTTTACCATTATTCGCCTCCAAATTTCTAAGTTATATTCTTCAAAAGCTTTACCGCTGGAATCAAACTCACCAGCTAAATAATCTATAACATTTTCAGCATTAAAAGCATTTGGCAATTTCGCCCCTAACATATCTGCCAATCTTGATAAAAATTTATTAGGAACACTTTCTGCTCCGTTGTAACTTACTGAATGTGCATAAGCTATTCCGTCTATATATTGTTTTATTGAATCAAATTGTTCACCATAAACTGTTGTCAACTTTCTGTATGCTTTATTTTCAGAATCTAAATCTGTAAAATTTTCAGGAATCATAGTCCTGAGCATTATATTTGTTTTTTCTTCATCAATAATTCTAGCATTTTTTAATATGCTATCAGCATAAGACTCAAAGCCAAAACCATAACTATCTGGAGCAAATCCATCAATGCTTTTCGGCCAATCAAATTGTACTCTTGAATATGTGTCTGTATCAGCATCTGGAACTAGAAAATTGCCATCATAAATTAATTGTGTTTCTAAATTTGGCAAAGTTCTTTTAAATTGACCTAATCTTTGCGTTGTCGGCCTTATATAAATTGGATAATTAAATGTGCTAGCACTTATTGGCTCTATAGGTAATAGTATTCCTTTTATTTTAAATTCAAAATATTGACCATACAAATAGTCGTATGAAACTATTTCATGAATTTCATTCATAAAAGTACCACCAGTAATAGTACTTTGAGACTCTCCACTTAACTGTATAGCAAAAGAACTGGTATCATTATATAAATCTATTTGAGCTTCCGACTGTTCAGACCTTCCTGATACATATAAAATATCGCCTTGGTTAGTTATTGAAGAGAGTGAAATTTTAAAAATTGACGTTTGTTGAACTAAGTCATGAGAATAATCATATATAGTTACACCGCTACTTATTGATTTGGAAAGTAATGCATATGGAAATGTATCAACTATATTATTTATAGCATTAGCAACTTTAGTATAAAATGAACCAAAATAAGCATAACTAGTAGCATCGTCTGGTTTTAAATTTAACTCGTTTGCTTTTGTGGTTATAATTTTTAAAACATCAAAATCAGCAGTTTTAGAATTTTCAATAGTAGCATAAGGCCCAAAAGAAAGGGTGGAACCACTAACGCTCTCAGTAAAAACATCTTCTAACCTATTAGAGTCTGTTCTAAATGTACCAAATGTAAATGCAGATTCAGCGCTTGTTGCTGCGAATCTTGAGTCCCTACCAGGGGTTGGTCTTATGTCTAAAGTTGTACCACTATTTATTGATGTCATCTAAAATGATTTAATTATAAATATTTAGTCAAAAAAACTTATAGAAATTATTTCTATTTTTTTTTACTATAATATTTATTCCTAAGGAATGAAATATTTTTTAGAACTAAACAAATCAAAAGTTTACTTTAAAACTTTTAAAGTTATATTATAAAAAAATACAAAAAAGAGTAAATAGAAAATGGGATATATTTTAAATGAACCTAAAACTTTTATAAATGTCAAACTAACTGATGTCGGTAGAAGACAATTGTCTTTAGGAAACTTAGTATTTGTAAGTGCAGTATTTTCAGATAGAGAAATTAACTATGGCATTGACAGAAATGATAAATACAGCATTTCAAACAATAGAATATTATCTCCTTTAGATGTCAATCCATTTTTTGGAAGCAATTTTGATGGCTCTTTGCCGTTAACTTTAGAAGGTAATCAAGTAACATCAGCAAAACAGTTCTCAACTGGAGCCACTGATAGTTATGGAATGTTTACTGGCGCAACTGTTTCTAGTGCATCTACTTCTATAGATACTACAAAGCTATTAGGAGCTAACACTATTACTTATAGTTCATCTCCATTAAGTGGAGGTTCTACAGTTATTTTAGACAGTGCGACATACTATCCAAATGCAGGAGATTTAGTTTTTATTCCATGGAGCCCAATACAGAATAGTGGAGCAACATATGTAGCAAACATAGTGCCCTCAGGAAATCCAAAAGTTTCACTTTGGTACAGAGTAACTGCTGCAGATAATCCAGGTACAGGAGAAATAGTATTAGATAGACCAACTCCTGATTTTGGAGGGGAATCTACCTCCCAAGTTGTTGATACTTATTTTTATCCTTATGATGGAGTAGAGAGTTACTATGGAACCGCCTCTACAGTTAATCCCATGTTATGGAATATGAATATAGTCAGAACTCAGTCAGTGGAGGGGACTTCATTAAGTGTAAGTGGTTACACTTCTTATGGCTCTATAGAATACAATGGAACAAAACAATACTTAGGATTTACAGAAGACATAGAAGATATAGGCGTTTTACATTATACAAATGAATTTACTGGCAATACTTATGCAGAACAATTGTTTGAAACTACAGTAAGAGTTGACTTGCCATATGTTATGTGGCACGGAACTCAAGCAACTAATGGGCGAGCAGTTAATTATGGTCTATCATTATATGACGTGGACGGGACAACTGAAACAGATATAATTTCAAACTCAACATATAGACCTCTAAAAGATGGAGTTACAGACACTAGCAGAACTTTAGGTAGAGTTTATCACAAATTAAAAATTGTAGTAATCACAGACCCAGAACTACTAAATGCACTAACTTATAAGTCTAATAGAAACTACACTTTACCGCCATTAAATGTCTCTTCTACCAGTGTACCACAGTATCCTTTAACAACATTGGAGGCTACAGGACTTATTAAGTCAGGAAAAACTTATTTTGTAACTTACTTAACAGAAAGTGAACCTACTTATTTGTCTGGTACAACATTTGGATATCCAAAATCTTTACATTGTGGATATATTCAAAAACTAAACGGAAGTACAGATAGGGCAGGAAATAAACAATATTTAACTGCAAACTTTCCAACAAGTTCATTTCCATACTTAAGGAACTCAGACGCTATGGATAACTTGTCTGGAACTGGGTGGAATGCAAATAAAGTTCAGATATTAATTTCTGAACAAGATGACCCAACTGGAATACTTACTCTTGAAGATGTTCCTTCTTATGAGTGGAGGCTTATTTCTAATGGATATGGAAACGGTATATACTCTGGGGACACAGCTCAAACAACAATAGATGCAAGAAGCTTAAATGGGCATCAATTTATTATATCTCAAGAAGATTATGATAGCGGAAGTACATACGTGTTAGATACATTATTTACTGATAATAATGACCATTCTTTAACGGGATTGACTTTCGGAGATGAATCATTTCTATTTGGAAATCTTCAATCAGACGTATTGGCTACAACATATAAGACTGTAATAACTACTTTTGCAAAAAATGATTCACTCAATAGTTCAGCAAATATTTCTTTTGATGACACATTAGATAGTACTACTTATATATCAGAAGTGGGTATATTAGACGGAGAAGGTAATTTGGTAGCAGTAGGCAAGCCAACATATCCAATAACAAAAAATGAAGGAAGGTTTTTAACTTTTCAATTACAAATAGACTTTTAAAAATAAAAAAATAAAACATGGGAGCAATAACATCAGCAGACACAATTTATGCAACAGCCTACTTAACAGAGATTGGAAGACAGTATTTATTTCAAGACGCCAATCATCCTAGGTTCATAGAACTTGATGACGGAACTAAAATAGATAGGCTAAAAATAGAAAGATTTTCTTTAGGAGACCCAGACGTAAATTATAAACTACCAGATTTATTGACATCGGGAGATATTCCAGATTTGTCTGGAGAGAACGAAAATAATATTACAGGCGCCAAAGGAAGGACTTTAAATAATTTAATATCGCCCTCTGACTCTGTACTCGGAGATGGGGATGACTCATTAGAGTACACTACTAGCCAAGGAGATATAGAGGTGGATTTAAATAAAGACTTAGACAATATACAAACAGTATATACTCAAGAGTTGCTAACTTTATTGGATGAAGAACCGACTTTAGAGTCTACATATGATTTGCTGCCAAAGAATTTTGGTGAAAATCAAGTAAAAGATGGTGAATTAATCATAACACTAAGGAAGGCTACTGAAGTAAATCCTGGATATAGAATAAGAATTTTATACCCTACAATTGAAGATGATAATAATATATGCACTATTCAATTTGAGAAAGCAAACATATTGCAAACATCTAAAAAATCATATGAAAAAGTTTCAGCAACAAAATCCCCAGCTGCATTTGGTAAAGCAATATAATAAGTAAAAAAAAAAAAAAAAAAAATAAGAAAAAAAAAAAAAAATTATGACTAATAAGAATATAAGCCCACCAAGAAAATTAGCTAAGAATTTTAGCAAAACTCCACTAACAAGAAGATTGGGACCAATAACTAAAGATGTATCACCAATACAGCAAGCCATTAACGAAGGTAATGAGGAAGTTTCTTATAATGACTGGCAGGTTATGGATAATATGGACGAAGGAATGAGACAAGCTTTAATTAAGTGGATAGACACAACGAAAGAAGGAAAACAGGTTTTAAACCCAACGGGCTCAACAAGAACTAAAACAATAAACTTTCAATTTTTTGGAAACCCTTCTAAAGATATAATTGGAGCTGGTGATATTGGTGAGTTTAAATTAGAGTTTAAATATACAAAGAAGATTATACAACCTTTAGCAATTGATGGTTCAAACACTATTATAGCAAGATAAACAAACAAATAAAATAAAACAAAATGATTGCAGATTCAAGATTTACTAAAAAAGTAGATTCATATGTAGCTCTTCAGAGAGAAAGTTCAACAATAAAAAGTCTTTCAGAAGAAACTTTGAAATTTACTCTTTGCGATAGAGACAATTTAGCTGATAATAAAGGCAATTACTTTATGTCTTTTAATTTACCTTATAAAACAAGTAAATTCCCTACAAGTAGTAGAATTTCTGAAGTTTTTCCTGAATTACAACAACTAAATGTAGACCAGATTATAATAACTCCAATATCAGCAGATGATTACAGTGAGTTCATAGATGGGAGAACGGTAACTATGACAGTACCAGTTTCAGGAAGTTCAACTCCGACACTATTGTCTGGGGTAACTTTGGTTTCAAGCACCTATACTGCCGTAAAACCTTTAAAGTATGAGTCAAATGTATTGCTTGGAGATAATATTGTTTTTCTTTTTTCAGACGAAATTAACAAGCCTTACAGCGGTAAGACGGTAAATGAATTAGGAGACGCAATCAATAATTCAACAGTTACTTCTTGGGACCCAACAGGAGAATATAAAGACAGGCCAGGCGCTACATCTTATTCTGAGGTTAGAAGATTTTATGATACAGACCAAAGAACAGATGCAAACTATGCAGTTTCCGTGCCTACAGGATACCCAGAAAATAGAGGGGGTTATAATTATGATGTACCATGCGGATTTGCAGTGCTGGACAAAGGTTATATTGTTATTACACACCCTCAGATTGTAAACAATTTTCCTTGGACATCTGGGTTTACTGAATCTGGAATTCCTTATGTTGATGATTTTAATGTTACAAGCAAAACTAACATTCACTTTACAGGCAGTAGTTTAGCAGACATTTCTGCAGAAGGAGCTATTCTTTCATATAAAGATATAGACACTTCTTTCAAAATGACGTCAGTTTGCATAGCAATGCCACAAGAGTTTTATGTATCAAATAACCCTACTTGGGACAAAGAAAAAGCAATTGCACAAATGAATGAAGAAACTGCAATTATTAATTATGATGATATATATATAACTGAGATTGGTTTATATAATAGTTTTGGAGAACTAATAGCAGTAGCTAAAATGAGCGAACCTATTAAGAAAACATATGTAAATGCACTTACTTTTGAGATTAATTTAGAGATGTAATTTAAAAAAAAAACAACTATACAAGCCCTCAAAGATTTGAGGGCTTTTTTGTTTACTTTTTTTGTCAATACATTACTTTAGTAAAAAAAATAATATATGACTTTAGGATTAGACATTTCAACTACTGTAGTAGGTATAGCACTTTTTGACTCAAAAAATAAACTTTGTAATTTAGAATATATAAAATTTAAACCAAAGACAAACCTATTTCAGAGAATGGATGATTTTGTAGAACATTTTGAAAAGTTAAGTTCAGCAATAAATTTAGAAAAAGGTAAAAATAGGCTAAATCACATATCAATAGAGGAGCCTCTAAAAGCTTTTAAAGGTAAATTCTCTAATGCAGAAACAATACAAAAATTAACTACCATTAATGCTTTTATTAGCATTTACTTATATAGGAAATTTAAAATAGAGCCCAGATACTATAATGTGCAAACCGCAAGAAAAACAGCATTTCCATCTTTGGTTCTACCTAAAAGTTCTCCAAATAAAAAATATTTAATTTGGGAAAAAGTAGTCGAAAAAGAACCGCAAATAAATTGGACTTACTCAAAAAAAACTCACAAACTTAAAGATGAAAACTTTGACATGTCTGATGCGTATGTTGTTGGGTATGCAGATATCATTACCAGGGAGATAACAAAGAAAAATATTACAAAAGAAATAGAGATTTAAAATTGTTTAAAAACTCTTTTTCCTTTATATTTGTTTATTATAAAAATTCTTTGTGGAAAACAATAAGCAAATAGTAATATCTATACTAGAAAAAGTATTTGGTTCACCTAAAAAAAGTGGTGATATAAAAGAGTATGAATTTAATTGTAAAAGTAGGGTCTGTCGAAACGATGAAGACAAATTCAATCTAGCTTATAATTCACAAAATCATATTTTTCATTGTTGGAAATGTAAATATAAAGGACATGTTCACAAACTAGTTTCAGACTACGGAAATAAAGATGACTTAAATAGAGTGTCTTTAGTTCTTCCAAAGAAAAAGCCTTTTAAAAAAGAAAAAAAATCAGAAGAATATAGTGACATGATTACCTGCTCTCTACCAGAGGGGTTCAAGTATATGTCCAAAAAAAGTGATTCAAAATATTATAAGTCAGCCATGAGATATATGATGTCTGAAAGAGGTTGGAGTTTAGAAAAAATTAAGAAACATAACTTAGGATATACTGAAAATAAAGGAAATAGAAAATATAGGATTATATTTCCTTCTTATAACGAGTATGGTCAAGTTAATTATTATGTAGGAAGAACTTATTATGACGTTATTAAACCTAACTATATGGGACCACCCAAGGAAGAGGTTGCTAGAACTGAGATTATATTTAATGTGAAAAACATAAACTTCGATACACCTGTTTTTTTAGTTGAAGGAGTGTTTGATATGGCTTGCATATATAATTCTATTCCGATGCTTGGTAAAGAGCCAGCAAATGTAATTATAAAAAAATTAGTAGAACATGACACTAGAGTTGTTTTGTGTCTAGATGAAGATGCTCTATATGATAGTATAGAAATATACAACAAACTTAGTTCTTATGGATTAGATGTTTATTTTGTAGAAATACCAGATGATATAGATGAGTTTCACAAGAACAAAGGAAAACAGGCTACAATTGAACTTTTAAAAACTTGTAGAAAGTTGGATTTTCAATATATGTTTAAAAATTTTGCTCTTAAAGAAAATAAGAAAAAAAGAGACTTTGTTGATGAAAAAGGGTTGAAAAGTGAGTGGGAAAAAATGAAATCAGAAATATTAAAAGACCAAAAATGAGCAAATCTAAAGTTAACAATTCAATAGCACACATATCTGATATTCACATTAGATACGGAAGTAGACACAAAGAGTATAGAGATGTGTTTCAGAGGACTATAGATGATTTGTCTGTTCAAAAACCTAAAAGGATTGCTATAACTGGAGATTTGTTTCACATCAAAATAAATCTATCACCTAATGCATTGGAGATTGCAGGCTGGTTTATGAAGGAATTGTCTAAAATAGCACCTGTAGATTTGATTTTAGGAAATCATGATTTAAACCTACAGTCACTAGAACAGGGTAATTCAATTGAGCCAATAATCAAACTAATTAGTGATGGATATATTGTTGAAAAAGGAGCAAAAAAACTTCCAACACATAAAGGAAGTGGACATGGGATATTTTTCTTTTTACATAGCGGATTTTATAACGTAAATGACGACATAGTTTATGGTGTATATTCTTGCTTGGACAATGAAATACTAACATTAAAAACAAAGGATAAGGACAAAACTTATATTGCAATGTACCATGGCCCAGTATATGGCTCTAGAGGCAATAATGGGTATGAGTTACATGATAGTGAATATATGATGAAACTTAGCACTTTTAATAATTTTGACATTGTCATGCTAGGCGACATACATGAGCATCAATCATTTTCCTTAAAAACATCAGCAACAGAAAATATAGCATACCCTGGAAGTTTAATACAACAGGATTATGGAGAGACTATTGACAAGGGTTACATTGTTTGGGATTTAAAAAAGAAAAGTTTTTCTAGAAAATTTATACCTAATGATTATGGCTTCTCAAGCCTCCATATTTCTAGAGGTGAAATATTTGAAGATAGAATTGAAGACTTAAAACTTTCTCATAACCCCAAAAAGACAAAGGTATCAGTTACGTGGGAGGCATTTCAAGAAGATTACTCTGTAGAAAAAGAGAAACAAATAGAAAAGTTAATAAAAAACAAATATGGATGTGAAGTAATAAACGTAGATTGCAAACATATAAGTAAGGAAGATGAAATAAGTAATATTGATATTGATGAAGAAAAGGATTACACAAAGATAGAAGAGTTTGAAACTTTACTAAAAGAATTTGTCGATAATAGTGAGTATGATAATGAAGATGAGGTTTTAGAGCTTTCTAGGAAAATAGATAAAGAATTGAACTATTCTTCTGAAAAAGGTAAAAAATGGTTTTTAAATAGTTTAGAAGTTTGGAACCTATTTGGATTTCCAGAAGATAAAACAACTTTTAACTTTAATGAACTTTCTGGTGTAACTGGTATATTTGGAAAAAACTTTAGCGGTAAAACCAATTTAATTAGAGCCCTTGTTTGGATTGCTTACAGAAAAATTTTAGGAGGAGGAGAGGCGTATAGATTAACTAATATGTATACAGAAAGCGATAAGGCTGGTGGTCGAATTTATTTGACTATCGATTCTCAGCAATACTATATAGAAAGGACGGTTAGAGTTAGAACAAAAAAAGATGGAACTCCTGACGTTTCTTATGGCGTTGAATATAAAATGTTAAAAGAAGATTCTGAAGGAAAAAAAACTTGGACTTCTATAGATTCAGATAAGGCAGCAACTGAAAAGACTGAAAGAAATAATATTATAGTAGAGTCAATAGGAACTTTTGATGACTTCACTAAAATAGTATTGCAGGCACAAGGTGGAGAGGGTAATTTTTTAGACATGAGCCAACAGCCAAAAAATGACTTAATAAACAAATATCTTGGCCTGGAAGTTTTTAGAGATAGATATGAATATGCTAAAAGAATATTTAATGATATAAAGTCAAAGCAGAAATTTTTGGGGAGCTCAAAAGAGCACAAAGAGTCTATAAAAAAAGAAGATGAATCAATAGTAGAAAACAACAAATATTTAAAGAAATATAAAACTGAAAGGGAAGATACGGACAAGTTAGTTGAGGCTCAAGAGCAAAAAATTAGAGATTTGACCAAAACCTTAATCAAAGTAGAGGTGACAAAATATTCTAATATAGAATCTGCTCAGAAATCAATTGAAAAAACAAAAGAGTCTTTAGACAAAAAAGTAGAGTTAGAATCAGAATTTATTAAGTGGGTTTCTTCTAATTTTAAAAAAGAGCTACCAAAAGATTCTGCTTTAGGAATTGTTAAAGTTGAAACTAGCCTAAAATCAGAAAGGAAATTATTTGAGTCAGAAAAAAATGAATACGTTTCACTTAACTCTTGGATTGAAAGCAATCCATTACAAAAAGAAATTGACATAGAACCTGTCAAACAAAAAGTTACAGAGACAGAGTCTGCTTTGTTGAGGTTGAAAAATAAGTTAGAGATATCTAAAGGAAAAAAGTGTCCAACATGTGGAAATGTAGAGCAAAAAGCAAATTTAGAACTAGAAAAGCAATGTTCTAAAGATATAGAAAGAGGAGAGAAAGCTTTGTTTGAAAGAAATGGTGAAATTAAAAGAGCTAACCAAATTAGTAATCATAACATATTTTTTGAAAAGCAAAAAAATAAAATGGGGTCTTTTAAAAATTCTCTACAAGAACGTAAGATTAAGATAGAAGACTTAAAGAGAGGTTTAGAGCTATCTCAAAAAGTAGAAGAAATTAATAAGCATAATAATTTAGTAGAATCTAAGAGTAAATCTTTAGAAAGCATAAAAGTAGATATTCTAGAATTAAAAAAAACAATTGAAGATATAAAAAAAGACATTTCTATATTAAAGTCTAACAAAGATTCAATTGAAAAGAATAATGAAATAAATGTTCAAATAAAACTAAATGAAGATGAGAAAAAATCTTTAAAACTTATAATAAATCAGCTAAACGAAAAAATAAGTTCCATTAAGTCTGATATAAAAGTGTCCAAAAGTAATAAGGATAATCTAGAAGGTAAAATTGAAACTATTAAAAAAGCAGAATCTTCATATAGTAAATATGCCATTTACTTACAAGCTGTACATAGAGATGGAATACCTGCTAGAATAATAAGGCAAAAATTGCCTATAATAAATTATAAAATCAATTCAATATTAAAAAATTTGGTAGAATTTAAGGTGGAGATGATTATAAAAAACAATGGAGACATAAAAGAGTTCTTTTATTTTAACTCACTAGAAAAAGATGCACTACCAATGACAATGGCTTCAGGTGCACAAAAGTTTATAGGAAGTGTAGCAATAAGAGACTCTCTACATTTTGTTAGTTCACTAACTAAACCTTCGCTCTGTATAATAGATGAGGGATTTGGAGCTTTAGATAATGATTTGACCATAGCCATGCAGTCTGTTTTTTATTACTTAAAAGATAAATACAAAAACACATGGATTATAACTCACAAAAATGAGATTAAAGATTTTGTTGATAACATAATTCAAGTTTCTAAAAGTAAGTCAACATTAACTGATGAACAAATAAAAGAGAATCCTAGAGCTGGAATATCTGTGTTTGATTTAAATAATAGAAATCAAAATAAAGGAAAAGAAAACAGTAAGGAGGTTTCTTTTTAGATTCTAGTTTCTGGATTCTCGTATGGCTGCTCCAAATCTCTAGCTCCAGCCTCTTTAAATCTTCTTACTTTAGACCTTAATTCTCCTGCTTCTTTTTGTTTTTCCAAGAACTCTTTTTGATAAAGCTGTGCTTTAGGTAATTTAAAGCTAACCTCAACGGTACTCATACCTCTATCGTTTGGATTGTATTTGTCTGGGTTGAAATCAAAGAAATTTCCAGTAAACCACATCCCTCTTATATTGTTTGATTTGAATAGCCTCCAAACATTTTTTGCTTCAGCACTACGATTACTTGTTCCTTTAGCTTCCGATTCTGACTGCCCTACTTTATGAACTGCTCTTATAACGCGATTACCAGCTTTAGACATGCCCATAGCAACAGGGTATATCAGCCTATATTTTCCTGAAGGGGCTTTCATGTCGTCTCCTTTATATAATATCCCCACCTCTCTTCCTTGTAGGATTGCTTGAGTCATTAAATCTATACTAAAAGGCACTCTAGTGTTGCTTGCGGGAAAATAGTCAACATTTTCTTTAACCACAATACCAGCTAATTTTTGTACTCTTTTTATGTAAGACTCAGAAAGTGTCATTATTTTTTGTTTCTTTTTTTTGATTTAGCTTTTTTGGCTTTAGTCCACAAATCAGAATCTGCTTTTCTAGCACCACCTGAACCAGTAATAAAACTGTTAACCCTTCCCATGGCCCATTGATTTTGAGCAACACCAGGTCTGTGACCAGTTCTCCAAGCAGCCATTCCTCTATTATAAACTTGCTTTAATATGTAATAAGGTATATTAGAGTCTTTAGACTTTTTCTTCAATCCTTTATCATTACTTTTAGACTCTTTTATAAACTCTTGGTCGTTTGGCATTATAGATATTCCATATTTTTTGTTTAAAATCTTTTCTAATGCAATAGGTATAGCCATAGAAACAGAGCCCATAGCCATTACGCCAATTATTTTTGCTAAATCCTTAGATTGTTCTTTTAAAAATTTTATTTCATTTTCTGAAACTTCTTTTTTCGCGAGTATTTTTTTACAAATTTTAAAAGCCTCCAACGTTTCTCTTTTCTCTCTTGAAGCTATTTCTTTAAATTTGTTAAAAGATTTTAATAATTTATCTTTTTTACTTTTTAAAATATCAAATCTTTCACCGTACATTTTTTTATAAGCTAAAGTCGCGTCACTTTTTTTTGTCTTTTCACCTTTGTCAGCTTTCCATTGTTTAGTGTATGCAGAAGAGTCAGAAGATTTTTTGTGAGCAAACTTATCTATCTCCTTTTTCATTTGAGACCTTTTGTTCTTGGATTTAGATGTAAGATATTTGCCAGGCACTTTTCTTCCTTTTTTTGTTTTAGAGTCTTTGCCCTTATTCTCTAAAAACAGCTTTAATGTCTCTGATATAATTTTTTTCAAACTATTCTCACTATTAGATAAATCAGTTTTATAAACTTTTACCTCTAAATCTCCACTACCCTTTATTAGTCTATGAAATTTTTCTGACTCTATAAATATAGGTTTTTCAGGACTCAAATTTTGCGGAATCTCGTCATCTATTTGTATTTGCCAATCACTTTCGTGCAAAGGGAATATAATTCTATCCTCTTTATCTCTATGCCAAACCAATTCACTTTCGTTTAACGAATTAGAAAAGTTCCTAACAACAAATTTTCCATCTTTCTTTTCATCGAATGGTAAGTTGTTTTTTTTATTTTTATTAATTTCTTTCATTTCTACCACCACTTACCTTGGCCGCTTAAGCCTAACATTTTTGCATATCTAGGAAGTCTACAAGACCAATACCCAGGCGTAGTTTTATCATTTTTTTCTGTACAATTATGTCTATCAGAAAATCTTTTTCTTGCGTCAGGGTCTCTAAGTTTAACTGCTAACTTACCTCCACCATCTTTTGCTCCAAAAGAAACTTTTACAACCTTACCAGTTTTAGGGTTTTTTACAAATACATAAAACTTTTTACTCCCCCCTCTTTTGGGCTTATTTAATTTTACCTTTTTGCCTTGGTATGTAGCTTCATTTAAATTGTAATCTTGATTCTCAAATGGCAAATCCAAAGGAACTAACTCGCCCTTATATTCTGCATATGACCCAGCATCACTTTTAATAATTTCCTCATCACATTCACAAAGTACAATAAAGTCTTTACTGTATAATGACCTAACCTCCTTTATTAAATCTAGATGTTTACTTGATGCGTATCTATATATTGAGTTATGAACACTTATGTTATTGTCTATGTGATATTTTAAGTCATCACTTATATTGGATTTAGACTCTTTAAGAATCATTATTTCCTTAAGTTCAGTTTCTAATATTTCTGATATAAACTTTCTCATTTATTTTGTGAATAATCTATTAGATAAATAGTTGGAATTTTATAAATATTTTGATATATTGCATGATTATAATGGCATCTTCTAAAATTACAAAAATAAGTTATTCTACATACTCTTTATATAAGAATTGTGGACATAGATATTATCTGGAAAATGTAATAGAAGCTCCTGATTTTGTGCCATCTATATATGCCTATTTTGGAGAGGCTATGCACGATTCTTTAAGAAAGGGTGTGGAGCATGGATTGAATGAGGAAGAAAGAATAAACAATTTTGTTTATGTGTTTAAAAAGTTAGTAATGGACAACCTACAGGGCTACCCAGACTTTATTAAGCTAAAAGAATTTACAGAACAAGGAGTAGAAATACTTAAGATAATGCCTACAGAAAGGTTGTCTGAAAAGTATATTTTTATAGGTGCGGAAGAACTGATTGTAGAGCAGATGTATGAAAATTACTCTTTTGTGGGATTTATAGATTTAATTCTAAAAAATAAATTAACTGGTAAATACGTAGTAATAGACTGGAAGACATCAACACTTCCTTGGGATATAGAACAGAAAAAGTCTGATAAAACATTTATGTCTCAAATGATGTTTTACAAGTATTTTTATGCATTGAAAAAAAATATACCACTACAAGATATAGAGTGTAAATATGTTGTATTGAACAGGCTTAAAGGATTAAGTGATAGAGATGGGTACGGTGCAATTCAAAATGTAGAAATAGATACTAATGAATCTTTAATGGAAGAGGTGTTAGAAGATTTAGCCAAAACAACTAGAGACATATTTATTAGAAAAGTTTTTACTAAAGCTAAATTGGAAAAGAGAAAAGAATCTTGCAAATATTGTCCTTTTAATAAAAATTATAAGCTGTGTAATAACGAAAGTGTTCAAGAAATAAATTTAACTACCACTTAATTTTTGAAAATTTTTCCAATTATAAGCTCTTTTCATTTTTTGATATTTCTTGTCTATACCCTTAACTTCTTCTTTGTCCAAATCTCCTTCGTCTGCAGTTTCGTCTTGTTTTTCAGAATATCCTTTTTGTATTTTTAAGTCGTAATCACTTTGAAACCAGAAATCTTCATTATCTGGGTCGTAGTTTCTTTTAAAGTCTTTAGGTGTAAATATTTGATTAAAAATATCCATGTATATATCAGAAACGGGAGTTGTGTCATTAGGTCCTGGTCCCACGTTTTCATTAATAGAATCTTTATATTTCTTATCCCAAGCCTCCTCTAAGCTTCCGTATCTATCAATCATCCATTTTTTAAGTTCCTCTATTCTAAACTCTTCTTTTTTAGAATCAAATCCGCAAACATGACATAAATAGGGGTCTTTATCTCCCTTCTCTTTCTCCCAGCTGTGATAGCAGTTATCACAAACAATTAGTCCTGAAAGTTCTTTTAATCTATTTTTGTACGATTCACTTAACATGATTTATAGTTCTGAAATTTTAACACTATCTCCTACTATTTCTACCTTAAAATTAGAAGGGCAAACATTCTCTAAATATCTTTTATAAGTTTCTAAAGGATGTTTTTTATAATTTAAATCTTGGTCTATATCTATTTGTCTTATCTTAAACCTTTCTTTACTTTCTGGCTTATCCCAATTTATTGTATTCTCTCTGTTTGCATTTTTGCAAAAATCTAATTCATCAGTAAATATCCATACATTTTCTCCTATAGCTTTTTTATAAAAAACATCTCCTCCAATATCTCTAACTTGATATTCATATTTAGTTATGCTTTTTGCCTCTGACAAAACACCAGATAATTGCACTATTCTTTTCTTATATGATTCTGATAAATTCACACTATTTAAACTAAAGTTTATTATAAATATCAATAAACTTTACTTTTATCATTCTTAGGTTAAATTGTTTTTAATAATGCATGCAAGAAGTCATATAATTAATAATCAAAAAAAATTTTCATATGAAATAAAAAGATGGTTAACAAGTGATTTTTCTAAATCAAAAAAAGAGCTAAAAGAAATAGATACGCATGACCAAGACATTATCGAAGCAAAAAAAGAATTAGAATTAAAGTTTCAAAATATAAAATTAGAAAAAGAAATAAAAAAATTTTTTATAAGTGAAACAAATATATACCCCAAGTTTTACGCTTGGTGGGACGATTATAACCAAAAAGTAGAAATATTTTTATATGAAAGCAAATAGAAAAAATACAAAAAATGTTTTAATAGATTTAGCATATAAGGGCTCAATGAATGAGTTTGAAGAGTTTTACGGATTTTCAGTTACATATCAAGAATTAGAACAACAAAGCTACATTGAATTCAAAGAAATTATGTTTGAAGTGGTAAATAATAAAATAAAATTCAGAAAATACGGAAGAATAGGCAATGTATTGACTGTTAGAGCTGAAATGTATGATGAAGAAATTGAATTATTTGAAAATTTAATACAAAATAATAAGATTAAGACTATTTATGATTGGATAGTAAAAGATGTTACAATTATAAAAGAAGAAGAATATGAACAATAAAGGAAATACAAAAAAAGAAATGCAAGAAAGGTTTTCTCAAATGGGGATACCAACACCAGTAAAGCCCATAACAAACCCAAAATCAGCACCAAAAAATACGGAACTAGCTTCTAAAATGGACCAAATAAGAAACGGCTCACTAGCAGGCAATTTTAAGCAGTTTATAGATAAGGCTGAAAAAACTTCAAAAATGCCAGCAAATATACCTGTTCCTAAAGTGGGTAAAAATCCAAATGAAAAAACCACTAAAGAAACACCATCTCTTAGTAGTTTTTCCCCAAAGTCTAACCCACAAGCTTCAGCAATAGAAGCTATGATGTTTGGTAACTCTTCAGCGCCAGCAGCATCAATTTCTGAAAATTCAGAAGTTGCAAACTTTGGACCACAAAATGTAGATATTAGAAGCAGATTGCAACAGAGGTTGTCAGAAAAGCAAAGTGAAGTAAATCAAGAATCTCATTTCTCTCAAGCAACTCAAGCTCATGGCGTTCTAGAAAATCAATTAACTGATGCGGAATTAACAGAAAAAATTACAGAGGTTGCTAAAAAAGTTTCAAAAGATATGATTAAAAATGTTATTATGGAGCTATCAAAAGCCAAGGGAGGACTTATAGTGGAAAGTAAAAACGTAAAGAAAGCAGAGATTGTAGCAAAAAACAAAGTAAAAATAGACGGCAAGGTTTATAAGTTAACTCTAGATAAATAATGTCAAAGTCTAATTATAAAATAAAAACTGAAATAATAAAAGACAAGCCTTTTGTAACAGTTGAAATGTCATATAAAGATAGCTTTTCTAATGATAAATATATTTTATCTGGCAACCTGAATGAAAGTAAGGTTAATTTTACTTTTGTAAAAAACAAAGAACAAAAGATAAATGAAGCATCTTTCTATGCTACAAATGATTTTGGTTCTAGTACATTTATTGAAGAGCTTTCGAAAGGAGTTAACAACTATGACTTCATTGAAGATTTCAAAAAAAATAACTTAGAAGACTTTACAAAAGAATTATCTGAATTTATTGTAAAGTGTGATTCGTCTATGATTTCTGACGGAAAGATGTTTGAAGGGTACAAAAATAAACTAAGAGGTATGGCTGGCATAAGTGAAATAAATGAAAATTTGAGATAATGTTAATAAAAAAAGGAAGCAAAGGAAATGAGGTAAAAGAAATACAAAAAGCCTTAGGATTAAATGCTGATGGAATATTTGGAGCATACACTGAAGCGGCTGTAAAAAAATATCAAAAATCTAAAGGATTGACGACAGACGGAATTGTTGGTCCTAAAACTTATAAAATACTAATAGGAGAAAATTTAGATGCAGACACCGATAGGTTTGGTTATGACGAGTCAAACGACAAGGATGATAAGTTAGAATATCTAGGAGCTTACACAACTGAAGACGGATTAAAGATTGATAAGGCCTATTTGGATTCTGATGAATATGTAAGAACTTATGGTAAAATAGAGCCAGAAAACTTTTTTATACACCATACAGCAGGCTGGAACAATCCGTACAACACAATAAACTCCTGGAATAGAGATAAAAGAGGTAGGGTTGCTACACAATATTGCATTGGAGGAATAAGTATAAAAAAAGGAAAATACGGAGACGATAAATATAATGGAGAAGTTGTAGAATGTTTTCCAAATGACTACATAGGTTGGCATCTAGGTAAAGTAGGTAATTTTGATATGTCAAAATACTCTTCTGCTGTTGAAGTTAATAATTTTGGTTATGTAGTTAAAAAAGGAGATAAGTATTATAACTACGTAAATGTAGAAGTTCCCGAAAGTATGGTTTGTGATTTGGGCTACAAATTTAGAGGGCATCAATATTGGCACGCATACACAACAGAACAAATTGAATCTCTAAGACTGTTGATTAAGCACGTTGCGAGAATTTATCCGAAAATAGATATTAAAGCAGGTATACCACAACTTCTAAAGGACGGAATGGACCCCAAGGAAGCGTTTGAGTTTAATAAAGATGCTTATTATGGAAAGATAAAGGGGTTATGGAGTCACACGTCAGTACGTAAAGACAAATTTGATATGTATCCCTGTCCACGTTTAGTAGAAATGCTTAAAAATATTTAGTCAATACTTAATTTTTGGTTCATATTTATTATATATGAAAGACTTTTATGTAATATCAGAATCTAACAATAAACCTCTTACTAAAACGGAAATCAAAAAGATTGTAAAAACCGAAATAGAAAGAGCTTTAAATAAAGCTAAAATTTTAGATAAAGAAGATGTTAGAAAAGTTGTAAAAGATATGATGATAAAACAGTACAAGTTTTTCTGGGAGAAAAAGAGTTTTTGGGTAAATAATATTTAAAATGAAAAAAAAAGAACTAAAAGAATTAATAGACACAGAAGTGTCAAAAGTTTTTTCTGATATGACATCAAAAGAGCCTGAAGCAGAAAAGGAAATGAAAGAAACTCCTAAAGTTAAAACTGTACCCAAAACAACAAGCTTAACAGAGGAAGAGTTGGATTACATATGGTTTGGAGGACAAAAGAAAAAAGAAAATTAAAATGACAGCAGAAATTACAAAAGCGGAAATACAAGACTTGCAAAAACAATTTACTCAAAAAATTGGAGATTATGCAGTTAAGTTTAATGAATTATCTATTTACAAAGGATATAGTGGACAAGATGCAAATTGGTCTGGGACCGTACTTTTAGAAAAAGACTATATGATATCTTGGGAGTTTTCACTAATTGATGGCGTTAAAATATTAGATGCAAACTTTGCTATTAATGATAAAAACAGAAATATACTGCAAGATTTAAAAGACGTATATGAAGTGTTTTACGATAAGTTAAATCAAGTTGTTAGAGATGTGGAGTATCAGCCAGAAACTAAAGAAACGGGTGATGAAGTCATGTTAGGTACAGATAATGATGAAATAGAACAATTAGGTGGGCCTGCAGAGACTTCTCCAGAAGGAGAGATGATGCCGATAAACGAATCTAGAACGGTAAAAAATAGAAGAAATACCATAAAAGCCAGTTACGATAGAATGAGAAAATTGGCTGGGAGTAAATAAATAAAAAAACAAAAAACATGAAAACAATTATTACAATTTTAAAGTCTTGGTGGATTGACATAGCTGCAACTGGACTATTGGGTGTAGCACTTTTAGTGTATGGATATAAGTTATATGCTGGTATTGCATTGGGTTGGGCTATTAACTCTTTGGTAAAATCATTGAAATCAATGGCTGTATCAGAAGAGGTAAAGCCTATTGCAAAAAAGCCTGCCGCTAAGAAAGTTGCAGCAAAAAAACCTGTAACCAAGAAACCTGCAGTAAAAAAATCTGCAACTAAAAAGTCTGCTCCTAAGAAGAAATAGACTTTTTAATTTATTGAAAACTATTAACCCATCAACACATATGTTGATGGGTATTTTATTTAATTAAAATTTACAAATATGAAAAACAAAAAAAACCCTACATACCTCAAGTGGTTATTTACAGAACATAAAAGAGGCAAGTTAAAAGTGTTATTAACTATAGTTGGCATAATTCAATCGTGCTACATTACACCAGTTCTTATAGAGGAGTATAATTATGGAATGCCGTTATTTCCCGCAATAATGGGATTTATAGCATCTTATGGCTTTACAGTAGGTATAACTCTACAGCCATTCTCAATATATAAGAACTTAGTTAGGTTAGATTGGTGGAATAGGTTTGGAAATTAATTTTTAATAATCTTCCAACTCTCTAATGGGTTGGTTTCATATTTCAAAGGAGTTTCTCTGTAAATAATAAACTTAAAACTTTTACCTGTACTTAATGAATCATTACCTTGCACTTTAACGTAGTCTCCATCTTTAAGTTTTTCACTTTCTGCAGCGTCTACTATTTTGAATAAATCATCTAACTGTCTTTCCATCTTAACTGTAACGCCTTCAAAGTTTAATATAACTGTTTCACCTGGCTTACTGTCAAATATGCTTTCTGAAGCTTTAACATCTTCTTGTGCTGCCATTTCTTCGTAAGACTCCTTTATTAACTGTCTGATAATTTTTTTTGTAATTTTCATTTTTTTATTTTTGTAAAAATTGTTATCTATAAATATAGGAATTTTTCTTTTTTTCTTGTAATTTCGTAATATTATGAGCACAAACACAATTGTCATAACGAAGCTTAAGTCTAATTATAAAGTAGAATATAATTATAGAAAGAATTTAAGCGACTTCATTAAGGGCTTTCCTGATGACCAAAGGAAGATAAATGTAGATTACATACAAAATCCTGATGGTACTGGTTATGAGAGTTGGTATAGAGTTGTTTCTGGTGGGTACATAGGTAAAGTTATATCTTTCATAAAAGATAATGGCATGCCCTTTAAGTTTACCAATTTAAGCCCTGAAGAGGTTGAGCTATTAAGAAAAAATTTTATCAAAAGACAAGAGTCTTTGCTTAAGGCCTTATCCATAAAGACAGAAAACATAGACACTTCTAAGGTTGATTTCTCATTCATGAATATAGAGCCATATGATTATCAAAAACAAGCTGCAATATTTTTTGATGCTTGTAACGGAAGAGCTTTGTTGGGAGACCAGCCAGGCGTTGGAAAGACTGCAGCGGCAATGACTTATGCTTGTTGGAAAGGAAAAAAAACACTAATCGTATGCCCAGCAAATCTTAGGTTAAATTGGAGAAATGAAATACATAAATTCACGAAAGAAAAAGCTTTTGTGTACAAATGGAAACCAACTAAAAAATCAAAGAAAATTAATAATTCCAAAGAAGAATCTATGTTTCATATTATGAGCTATAGCTCTTTGGATACATACATAACAATAGAAATGTCTCACACTTGTAAAAATGTGTTTTGCGGATGGAAAGGGAGGAATAGTAAAAAAAGATATAAAGACAAAGTTTGCCCTAACTGTGGAGTTAGAGGCATGGTCAATTCGAGAGCTACCAAAAATATAACATTCACACCAGATAAAATGGGAGAAGTTTTAAATGCGGAGGATTATGAAATATTGATAATGGATGAGGCTCATTATATCAAAAACAACTCAGCAGACAGAACTAAGTTAGCAAAGAAAACTTTAAAAGATATTCCTCAAAAACTTTTACTTACTGGTACAGCCATAAAAAGCAGACCCTATGAATTCTTTTCACTACTTAATTTCCTTTACCCAGAAGAATGGAGTAATGCCCACTCTTTTGGTGTTAAGTATTGTGCTGCAGAAAAAAACAATTTCGGATGGGATTATAATGGAGCATCTAATCTAGATGAGTTGTTTGAAAAAATATCACCATTCTTTCTTAGGAGATTAAAAAAAGACATCCTAAAACACTTGCCCCCAAAAACTTATACAGCAATACCTGTAGAGCTCACCCCTATAGAGATGAGAGAGTACAACAAAATTAAAAAAGGCATAAAAGAAGAGAGTGCTCAAGATGACCAAGAAGCTGACAACAGAATGAATCACCTAACTAGGATTCAAAAGCTAAAACAGTTTACTTCCGAAATAAAAATGAAAAGAGCATTTGAGTTTATTCAAGACATTATTGACGGAGACGAGAAGGTTGTTGTGTTTAGTCAGTACAAAGGAATTTCTTACGAAGTTGCTAATAAATTCGGAGATAAAGCAGTTGTATTTAATGGAGACATTAATGCAAACAAAAAAGAAGAGGCTGTAGAGGCTTTTATGACAGATGACAATGTCAAGGTCTTCTCTGGAACGATAGGGGCAGCAGGAGTCGGCATAACGCTTACATCGGCAAGTATTTCAATATTCATTGACCAACCGTGGACTAGTGCAGATAGAGAGCAGGCAGAAGATAGGATACACAGAGCGTCCTCCACGTCAGATAAAATACAAATCATAAGACTTATATGTCAAGATACAATCGATGAAGATATAGAAAAGCTTTTAAATCAAAAGTCCTCAATATTATCTAAAGTTTTAGATGGGAAAGAATTTGAGCAGACAGTTGAGGTTAAAGACGGTAATATATTCGGAGATTTAATAAAATTATTATACAACTAAAAAACATGAAAAAACTAAACACTATTTTATACATTCTAATTTTGAGTTTCTTAATTGCAGGATGTGCAGACGTAAGCCCTAACGCAATCGATTGTGTTAATGAATCTTCTTATGGATTCTTTGGTGGTTTATGGCATGGACTAATATCAATATTTTCTTTTATAGGAAGCCTATTTATGGATGATGTGGCAGTGTATGCCTATAACAACAATGGAGCCTTGTATGATTTTGGTTTTTTACTGGGGGCTGGGGCTTTTGCTTCTCGTGCGACAAAGTAGTAATTTGACAATTACAAAACACATACTACTAGAAGGCAAAAAGTCAGTCAACGGACTAGAAGTTTCTGATAATTTGGGTATAATGAATTGGTATGAGGCAATAGTTGCTTGCAAAAGTTTGGGACCAGGATGGAGATTGCCAACAAAAGACGAATTGAATATGTTTTATGAAAATAAGGAAGAAATTGGCGGTTTTGCTTTTAACGGCTATTGGAGTTGTACGGATTTCGGGAACCTCAATGCGTGGAATCAGAATTTCTACGATGGTGTCCAGTACTACAACGGTAAGGACGACTTCATCTATGTTCGCGCTGTTCGGGCTTCTTAACAATTTAACTATTTAACCATTTGACAATTACAAAACACATATTACTAGAAGACAGAAAGTCAATCAACGGACTAGAAGTGTCTCATAATCTAGGGTCAATGAATTGGCATGAAGCAAAAATTGCTTGTAAAAAATTAGGACTAGGATGGAGATTGCCAACAAAAGACGAATTAAATATGCTTTATGAAAATAAGGAAGAAATTGGCGGTTTTGCTAATGTCAACTATTGGAGTTCTACGGTGTTCGTTAACTCCAGTGCGTGGGCTCAGGGTTTCAACAATGGTAGCCAGTTCTTCGACTTTAAGTACTTCAACCTCTATGTTCGCGCTGTTCGGGCTTCTTAACAATTTAACTATTTAACCATTTGACAATTAAAAAACACATATTACTAGAATCAAGAAAAGCAATTAATGGATTAGAAGTCTCTAATAATTTAGGTCGTATGACTTGGTATGAAGCAATAAGTGCTTGCAAGAATTTGGGAACAGGATGGAGATTGCCAACAAAAGACGAATTGAATATGCTTTATGAAAACAAGGAAGAAATTGGCGGTTTTGCTAATAACTTCTATTGGAGTTCTACGGAGAACGATAACTACGATGCGTGGAGACAGTATTTCGGCGATGGTAACCAGTACAACTTCAATAAGCTCGACACACTCTCTGTTCGGGCTGTTCGGGCTTCTTAACAATTTAACTATTTAACCATTTGACAATTACAAAACACATATTACTAGAAGGTAAAAAGTCAATCAATGGATTAGAAGTCTCTAATAATTTAGGATATATGACTTGGCATGAAGCAATAAGTGCTTGCAAAAAATTAGGAACAGGATGGAGATTGCCAACGAAAGACGAATTGAATATGCTTTATGAAAACAAGGAAGAAATTGGCGGTTTTGCTTATTTCTTCTATTGGAGTTCTACGGAGACTGGTAACGGCAGTGCGTGGGTTCAGTATTTCTCCAATGGTGTCCAGGGCTACTACAATAAGCTCAACTGCTACTGTGTTCGCGCTGTTCGGGCTTCTTAACAATTTAACTATTTAACCATTTGACAATTACAAAACACATACTACTAGAAGGCAAAAAGTCAGTCAACGGACTAGAAGTTTCTGATAATTTGGGTATAATGAATTGGTATGACGCAAAAATTTACTGCAAAAAATTAGGAGCAGAATGGAGATTGCCAACAAAAGACGAATTGAATATGCTTTATGAAAACAAGGAAGAAATTGGCGGTTTTTCTAATAAGTTCTTCTATTGGAGTTCTACGGAGTTCGATTTCTCCAGTGCGTGGACTCAGAATTTCCTCCTTGGTTACCAGGGCACCAACAATAAGGACAACGTCACCTATGTTCGCGCTGTTCGGGCTTCTTAACAATTTAACTATTTAACAATTAAAATAAATATATTTTTTATCTAATGTAATATTTTTATATATTTGTCGTTAGGTAAGAAAAGGTTCTTTGAAATGTTGGAAAAGTAATTTAAATGGACGGGTAGCTCAGCTGGATAGAGCCACGCACTTCTAATGCGTAGGTCGAAGGTTCGAATCCTTCTCCGTTCACCATTTATAGGGCCTCTAGCTCAGATGGTTAGAGCAACTGACTCATTAGTAATAGTGCCGTTAGCAAGAAATTGTTAAATGTGAATGGGGTGAATTCAAGGAAATCTTAACACGTAACGGTGATGACAACCATGAGCCAAGTCTGTGGTACACCACAGAAAGGTGCAGAGACTACTGGAGAAGTTTAGCCTTCTTAATAACCAGGTTTAGCGCCCCAAACCCTAACGTAAAGACGAGGGTTATGAGATAGTCCACAGAGTTATGAAAATAACACAAATGTGAATCAGTAGGTCACAGGTTCGAATCCTGTGGGGCCCACTAAGCTTTTTTATGACTATTTATAGTTATGGAAAAGAAAAAGTGTGTTAATTGTGATTTGGAATTTGAATCTAAATCTAAAACAAAGAAGTTTTGTAGTGTAAAATGTTCTTGTTCTTACAACAATAAAAGAAAAGAAAACACTAGCAAAAAAAGTGAAGTAAAAGAAAAGCTTAGAAAAAAAGCCCTAGAACAATACGACAAAAAGTATGGAGCCTTAAAAAAGTTTGATGTTAATTGTAAATGTTGTGGAGCTATAGTTGTTGTAGAAGAAAGGGAAAAACAGTTTCCCAAAAAAGATAAATACTTTTGCTCAAAGTCATGTAGCAATACTAGGCGTCACACATCTGAAACTAAAAGTAAGATAAGCAATTCTTTACATGGTACTGGCAACAAGGATGTATTTATAACTTGTAAACAGTGTAATGTTAAGTTTGAGCGCAAATGGACAAAGAGAAATCAGAAATTTTGTTCCCGAAGTTGTGCCTCTAAATTTGTTAGTAATACAGAAGAAAGAAAAAGTTTACAAAGTTTAATAGGTAGAAGGTCTGCTGCTAAGCAATCTATAGAAAGAAGGAGTAAAAATGAAATTCATTTTGCCAACCTTTGTAAGGAAGAGTTTAGAAAAGTAATTACAAATGAGCCTATTTTTAACGGCTGGGATGCTGATGTTATAGTTCAAGATTTAAATATAGCTGTACTTTGGAATGGTAAATGGCATTATGAGAAAATTACTGAATCACACTCAGTTTCTCAAGTTCAAAATAGAGATAAAATTAAAATAAAAGAAATAAAAAAAGCAGGATATATTCCATATGTTATAAAAGATATGGGAAGAGCTAATAAAGAAAAAGTTGAAAAAGAATTTAAAAAATTTATAAAATTTGTAAATCAAATTAAATTGCGATAATGGTGTAGGAAAGGTCTCATGAGCCTTTTTGGGAGATATCCCTCCGTCAAGTTCGAATCTTGAAATCGCGACTAAGCAAGCAGCTGTCACCTTCAACTTTAATAAGGAGAGTTTAATAGTCACTTCTTAGACACTGCTTGCATCTTATTAACCTGACACAGCGGGTTATTAGAGGTTGTACGGTCCAAATTTACTCTTTAAAGCCTTAAGGGACCTATGCTGGAGAACCAGACGATGGAGTGATGAAACCTTGGACATTTAGCTGATGCATTAGCTGATGTTTATATGGGAATAAGCCATTTGAAAGAACGGGGCGGACTGTGAAAAAAACTGCCCCTTTTTAAGACATTTAAAATTCGTGCTGTTTAATCAACGGCTAGTCCAGTTCATAGGACGATGAGAAATGGTATGATAACCATAATGGAGATACTCCAACAGTAGTTAAGTCTACACAAGTGTTCAGGATAGGTGTGAGTCGTTGTTGACACCCTGCCGCCAGGTATTGGAAGAAGCGTCCTTGAGATAGCACCCGCTTGATGTTGGAATTAACTTAAATAAGTTCTATCAATTCTTCAAATTGCTTTTCTGATAGTCTATCGAAAGATATTTTTTTCTTGATATTTTTAGAGTATATTAGCTCTTCATTTGGCTCATCTATATACCAATCTTTTCCTCCAATTTTTACTTTAGGCAAATCTAATTCTATCTTTTTTCTACTCCCCCCTTCGGACCTCTTTTTTTCGTTGTTTAGTTTTGTGAAAAATAATTCGTTTTTAATAATTCTATCAACTCTTAACTTTTCTTTTGTTTGAGGAACATCATCTTTAGCAAAATATATTGTTTGTATTTCATTATTTCTAATGATAGCATATATTTTATTTCCGTTGCTTTTAGTTTTTCTGTCTAAAAAAAATAAATTTTTTCCAACTACATCTAATCTATCTTCTTCTGAATAGTAGTTTATTCTTTTTGGGTCTATCCTTATGTATGCTAATATTACTGCAAAATCTTCATTTTTTGGAAATTCGTAACCCTCGATAAGTCTATATTTTCTTTTTATACTTTCTCTTTCATCACTACTCAGGCTATATGTTCCTACCGACTTATAATCTGGCTCAAATACATTCGTTGAACCTCTTTCTTCATATCCAACCTGAATATTGTCTCTATCTATAAACCTTTCTGACAGTCTATCTAAAGAGTGTTCGGCAGAAAATGCTTCTTTTAAAATTTCTCTAACAATTTTTCGAATAGAATTCATATTGTAATATTTTAATAAAATATACGTTTATTTGTAAATAGTCACATATTTATTATTATGAAGAGAAAAATGTTAGTTTTAGTTGGACCACCTTCTGTAGGAAAATCAACATGGATGGCCTCAAACTACCCAGAAGCATATGTTATCAATAGAGATGACATTGTGGAATCAGTAGCATCAAGCTATGGTTGGACTTATGATGATATGTTTGCAACGCCACCAGTCGATGCAGAAATGGGTGAGACTGACGAAAAGTATGGAATAGTCAAAGAGTCTCCTTCTTGGATGACTTGGACTAACACTATATTTGACAAAGTTTTTGAAGCAAATGGAAAAGTTCAAAAACTAATGAACGACAAGGTCACCCAGGCACACCCCAGTAACAAAGATGTGGTTGTTGACATGACAAATATGAACTCAAACTCCAGAAAAAATGCAATGAAAGCAATAGAGGGAAATGAGGATGAATATCACAAGGTGGCTGTAGATTTTAAATTTCAAGGAGCAGAAGATGTAATAAAAAAAATGGCAGAAAAAAGAGCTGAATCAGCTAAGAGGATGGGCAAATCCAAAACTATTCCTTCAGATGTTTTTGATAAAATGTTTTCATCATATTCCAAACCATCTACTTCAGAGGGTTTTGATGAAATAGTGTCTGTTGATAATGTTGAAAATCTTAAATCTTCTTTAGACAAAGATGATTTAAAAAGAATCAATTAGAAAAGAAATAAGAAAAGAGTTATGGAATTTATAGGTAAATATGAAAATTGGTACAACAGACTCGTAAAGGTTGGTTATGATGGAGCCGAAGATAAGGTAAAAAGTTTTATGGAAGCACATAACGATATTATATGGGAGCAAAAGTTAGTAGAGTTTGTAAATAAGGGAATGGAAACAAAAGATGCTATGTCAAAAGTTAGCATTTTAAGAGAAGCATTTGCTGGTGACCATAAATGTGAAAAGTTTGTTCAGTCTATAGAGGGTAAAAAATAATTATAATTTAATTAAAATCATATTTTATTAATATATTAAATAATAAAATTTATGACAAAAATCAGAATTAACGACTTGCCAAGCGAGGAGAGAATGTTTTTTTTAAAAAAATTTAAAACAAAATATTTTGAAGAAAATTTTGATGACCTTTATTTAGAACTTGAAGAAGAGTGTGTAAAAAGGGGATATATTGACAATGAAATAAAGTTCATATTAGAAAACAAATACGTTAAGGCTTATGTTTTAGTTGATTTGATTAAATAGTTTAACCGCTTTATAAAACTATTATATATTTATATTCATATGCAGCAAGTATTAGTATTAAACAGCACATACCAGCCCATAAACGTAACAAGCTTATCCAGAGGTTTTAAGCTAGTTTTTAAAGGGAAGGCTGAAATACTAGAACACATCTCAAAAGAGCCTATTGTAACAGAAAGAAAAAGTTTTAAAAGACCTACAGTTATTAGGCTTTTAAAATACGTCTCTGTTCCTTTTAGAAAAGTTTATTTATGTAGACAAAATATATTTAGAAGAGATGATTTTCAGTGTCTGTACTGTGATAGCGAAAAGGACTTAACTATAGACCATGTAATACCTAGTTCTAGAGGAGGTAATAACACTTGGCAAAATTTAGCAACATGTTGTAAACATTGTAACGAAACAAAGGACAACAAAACCCCAGAAGAAGCTAATATGAATATGAGACATAAACCTTTTAGGCCTTCTTATTTATATTATGTTCAGAAATTTAAAAGAATACATAAATCATGGAATGTTTATGTTGGAATTAAGAGTTAAGACTTTTTATAAGCCCTAATATAATCTATTTCGTGATACGTTGGAAACGTAGCTTCATCTAGCTTCCTGTCTTCACCAGCATCTATCTGATTTCCTATAATGATGTGCATTGGATGCTTGAACTCTTCTATGGCTTTTGGGTTACTAAAAACTCTAATTAATATATTATCATAATATATTTTAAATCCTTTTTCATTCCATTCTACTGCATACGTGTGAAAGCTTTTTGATATATTACTAACGTTATGACCCATCACTTTCATGTTTTTGTTCTCAGAAGTTCCCCAATGAAAGTTAGACTCGAAATTAACTAGACCCTTAACAGGTTTGCCAGTGTATGCTTCATATATATCTATCTCTGGCGGCCAAGCATGAGTAGACGCCATCCAAAATGCAGGCCAGTGACCTGGTTCTGAAGGCATTTTGCTTCTTATTTCAAAAAAACCGTACTTTTGTTCAAACGACTTAGAGCTATCTAGGTGCCCCACTCTATAGGGTATAGTATATGAACCATAATCCTCACCTTTCCAAGTCACATGATTTATTTTTATCGGATTTTTTTCAGCTTTTTGCTTTATTGTAGAGTCTGTAAATTCAAACATATTGTCTCCACAATATTGTAATGGAGCTTTATTTTCTTCAATTATGCTACCTGGATGGTATCTTAATCCAAAATAATGGTCAGTTCTCCATTTTTTTTTATCTAATTTCTTATTGTTAAATTCGTCTTGAAAAGTTAATTTCCACCCTTTTTTATTAGAATCATTTTTAACACTTTTGAACCTATTAGAGTCAAACGCCAAATAGCACCATAACCTAACTTTTAAAAAAAAGTTGATTACAAAATCTCTCAACACCCACATATATATAATTTGATTTTACTTATCTTCGTTATTAAATATACCTCCAACCGTTCTAAGTCCAACCAAGGTACACCCAGCCACTAGAATAGAATTGAACAATTCTTTTCCAACATCATAAAAGTGAAAGCCATCTAAAATATAAGTTGCAGCACATAGTGCCAAAAATATATTGCCCCAAAACTTTTTGCTTGATACTTTTCCACCCTTTTTTTCTGTGAATAAATCTTTCATAATATTATTTTTAATTAAAAGTGGAGGATATCGGAGTCGAACCGATGACCTCCTGCGTGCAAGGCAGGCGCTCTAGCCAGCTGAGCTAATCCCCCATCTTAAGTTCTATAATAAATATCATAAAAAATAATATATTATATTATTCCTGCTAATTTTTTCAGCCTTTTTTTATGGCCTTCAGATATTATATTTTTCGATTTTTCAGCATCAATGACTAAAGGGTTAAACTCTAAAGACTTACCGAACATTTCAGATTCCTTTTTTCTTCTTTTGATATGACCTGGGTAACTTACGTTTGTGGATAATATTCTTTCTTTAGCTTCTTCGTAATTTCCTTTTTTGACTAGTTGTATGAAATCGCTACCTCTAAATCCACCCCTTCCCATGTTAAATGCCATGGAAACCATTGCATCGTACATGTCTTGGTCTACATAAAAAGGTATGTTTTTACCTTTCCATTCTTCAAAAACACTTTTTACTGCTTTTTCAGCACTATTTAAATCTTTACTCAAAAGTTCTTCAGCTTCTTCTTTAGTTATTGTATCTCCAGCTTTAAATTTTGAATTACTTTTACTTTCAGCATGCCCCCAGCCAATGGTTATCATGCCATCTCCCAAATCATAAGCAACTAAAACTGGTTTTCCTTTAAATTTTGCAGAACCCTCTTCTTTTTTTGTGAAATCAACTAATGAATCTGACACAGAGTTAGGCATGTAACTTAAAATCGCCTCTTCTTCATTTTCTTCAGAATCTAAATCTAAAACCTCACTAGATTCACCTTCTTCGTTATTTATTTTTAAGTCCAACTTAATTATTTCAATTTCATCATCTAGCCCCGAATTATTATTGGATGCATAATCATAAAGTTGAGAGTAGCCCATTATACCAGCCAAAGACATAAAGGCGTATTTTAAAATTTTTAATTTTATTTTTTTAGGTATATTTTTAATTTTTTTAAACAGTATATTTAAATATTGTTTTGCTTGCTCTTTGGTTTTCACGCTCATAGTAGAGTCTTTAACTTTTTTCTCTGTTAAATCCCATTCGTAAGTTGGAGAAGGTTCTTCAGAACTTTCTTTATATACACTTTTTATGGCCTCAGATATGAGAAATTCTATCTCTATTATATTAGATTCATTTAGCATGTAAATAAATAGTTTTAAAAAATAAGACCACTTATAGTAGCGAGCTTTAAGTGGTCTATGCAACCGAGGTTACAACGGTCCTAACCGTATTTTAAATGTTATGGGTATTGAAATTCAATATCAATAGATTTATAATCATTATTTATTGATACCTCTGTTGGGTAAAGGCTGTTTGAATTTTCTTTTTTTTCTATGTTCAACTTAAACCCTTCAAAACTATCGCCGTCAATAATGCCTGAGCCAAAGTCATAAACTTTTTCAATATTTTCCAATTCATCCTCCCATGAATCTTCTGTTCCTCTATATACTTCAGAGTTTAAAGTCAATTTATGAATGTTAGGCTTTAATACACTGAATCCATATGTCTTTTCGTCAGTAAATAAGCTCCATTCTACCGTTGCAGTGGCGTCTCCAAAATAATCGTTTGGCCCCAGCACATCTTTCATATATAAATGTAAATTTACTTTTGTCACATACGTTTCTGAACCCGAACTTAATGCTTCTCTTATTATTTTCCTAATTTCATGCTTCATGTTAATAAATATAATTAATTTTTATTTAATTTGTAATTATTTATTGTTATATTAGATTAGAAAAATAATTATGAGTAATTTAAAAGATAAAATATCAGAAGACTTCATGAAAGCATTTAAGGCTAAAGATATGGATAAAAAGAACTTTCTTGGCGTAGTTAAGGGGGAGATTCAATTGCAAGAAGGTAGGGGAATAGATTCTACTGATGAAAATGTTTTAAAAGTTTTGAAAAAAATAGAAAAGTCTTTAAAACAAACAAATACCGAAGAAGCAACAAAGGAGCTTAGTTATATAGAAAAATATCTACCATCACAAATGAGTGAAGGCAAAATAAAAGAAATTATTCTCGAATACACAAATTCTGGAATGGTTAATATTGGTCAAATAATGGGCAAATTTAATAAAGAACACAAAGGTAAGGCTGATAACAAATTGGTTTCTGAAATAGTTAAATCCATTCTTAATTAATTGAGTCATCCGTATAAATATAATAAATACAGCAATCCTAACTTAGAGTGGGAAAGAAAGCTTATTTTATATTGTAACTTTATTTCAGATAGACTTAAAAGTTATTTGGCAAAAAAGAATATGACAACAAAAGAGTTGTCTAAAAAAATTGATATTTCACACGAAAGTGCTAAATTGATGCTAGATGATGTTTATGTGTATAATTTTAACTTAGAGGAAATGAGCAAATTAGACCTTTTGTTTGAGGGTCATTATGATGTTTATGAAAAAAAGATTTTAATAGAAAAGTTAAACATTTAGTTAGAACCGCTATAGTTTTTTCTTGGCTCCATTTTTTCATAAAAACCTTCTTTAGAACCTTTCCAATCCCAAGGCAATCCATGTTCTATGTTGTATTCCAATTGACTGTCAGAAACGCCTTTAAGCTTAAGTAGTGCCTTTTTCAATAAAGGTATATTATCTTTTGATAAAGATTCAGATATTACATCTCTAACAATAATTCTTATTGATTCATTTATTTTAAAACCTTCTGAATCAATCGCCTTTAAATATGAAGTTGAATCCTTTTGATACCTAGCCAGCTCCTTTAATTCATCTCTTAATTCATCGTCTAACTCAGTCAAGTCAGATGTAGTGCTTTCATAATCTTCCAAGCCTTTTCCTATAGTTAAATAATCTAAGTTGTCATTTATGTATTCATATAAAATATATTCATCCAGTTCCCAATCTCCCAATTCTTCTTCAGGCATTCCATCTTCATCAAAGTCAACGCTTAAAATGCTCCTTGTTGCATAAGGCTCTAATTCACCTTTGTCTAAAAGATAAATGTTAAATATATATTTTTTACCAGATGATTTATCTTGCAAAATAGCCATTTCGTTGTTATCACTAAATATTACATCCATTTTGTATTCTTTAGCCTCTTTTCCTTTTTTTTCATTTTCACCATCTCTCCAAGGCGCATTAGACATATGTTCCGCACCTAGGGGTAAATTGCTATTATTTTCTTCTATTTTTTTCATAATAATCTATCTTCCTTGACCTCTATATTTTTTTTTGTAATTCTTAGCATTCTTAGACCTAGATGTTTTGTTTTTAGAATGAATACCTGGTCTCTTTTTTCTCATTATACCAAGGTTGTTACTAGATGATTTTGATTTTGCCATTTTAATTTTAATTGTTAATAATAAATATGAAAAAATTTCATTTATTGACTTTGGTGAACAATTTTCTTATCTTGCATAAATGACTAAAAGTCTTTTGATAGAAAAGTACGAACATTTGTCTCTTAATTTAGCTTCTGTTCAAGTAACAGGAGAATGTAGAACCTTAAGAGTGGCTTGGACTCCTGTGTTTACTCAAGATTTAGACTATTATACTCAAATAACAAATAGTTATGAGCATGAAGAGCCTGAGAATGTATATAAAAAGATATTATTAATTGAAAAGTATGTACCAAAAAAACTTACTGGATTTGATACTGAAGCTGAGCTAACAGATATACTATCAAGACAATTAGCTCAAGAAATTGATAGAGAAATCTTATGTAATTTAACAAACTTAGAGAATGAGTGATTTATTTGAAGCACCAATAGGTACATTGTTTTATATGGACTATAATAGTAATTCAATTCAAATAAAAGAATGCTATTAATTGAAAGAAGAAAAAGAAAAAGAAGACTAGAAAATGAAGTTGGAAAAAAAATTTATAGATAGCTGGATTAATACATACAAAAGAACTTTATTAATTGAAAAGTATGTTGAACATAATGTTCGAGTTTTAGAAACTGATTTCACTGTTTTAGGTTATGACTTAATCACATCTGGTTCAACTATAATCGGAATTAGCTCTAGAGCAGTCGGCGGCCCAATTAATGAGCCCATCAATATAGAGAATGTAGAACATATGAGAAATAATTTTGGTGATGTGTAATATTTTTGAATAATTTACGTTTATATAAAACAACGATTAAAACAATAAATCATGAGCTTAACACAAAAGGAAAAAGATATAATTCAAGAAAGAGTAGAAAATATGACATCTAAACAAAGAAGTCGTAGAATGGATAGGTTAGTAAATGAATCTATAGTTAAGAGTGTCTTTGTGCATGTTGTTTTGTTGTTATATATAATTGTATCCTTGTACATAAAACAAAACTATGAAATTAATAGCCTTATATATATAGTTTTAATTGGGGTAGGCATTTTTTGGACTTACGGTTGTATGTTGACGTTTCAAGCATATTTGTTTTTTAAGAGCGCAAAAAATTTATCTAATTCATTTGGCTCAAGCATAAAAGATGGCATTGATTTTTTAGATTCAAATGAATAATTTTATTTAAAAACACAAAAAAAGCGACTCTAATAATTAGGTCGCTTTTTTTTATTTATTTAACTATTTTATCCTATTTTTTCTATTTCAGAAATGATTTTATTTGCTTGAATTTGTAATTCTTTTATTTTCTCATTTCTTGAAGCTTCTTCTTTGAAAATCCTTCTAATTTCACTTTCACTAATAGGTTCATTGCTTTCTGTAAACTTACCACTTACACCAGCTAATTTCCTGTCTTTATATGCTGCAGCCAATGTAGGTTTTCCTTTCAAGTCTACGATTCTAATATCTTGTTTGGCAACATCTAATCCATCCCATTTATTTTTAGGAGTTAATACATTATCAACAAAAGATTGAACTCTTGATTTTAAATCAGCCTTTTCTTCATCAGTCAAGTCTCTAACAACTTGACCAGTGGTTAATTTGTCTAAACCTTTCCATTCTATCATTTGACCTTTATCTATTTCAGCTTCAACAGCTTTCTTAGCAAGAACTATAGCTTCTTCACCTTTCTTTGGGTCTTTTTTAAACATGCTCATTAAACCTTCTTCAACACCTTCATTTTCTTCAATGCCTTCGTTTTCTTCAACACCTTCGTTTTCTTCAATGCCTTCGTTTTCTTCAACACCTTCATTTTCTTCAATGCCTTCATTTTCTTCAACACCTTCATTTTCTTCAATGCCTTCGTTTTCTTCAACACCTTCGTTTTCTTCCATAGAGTAGTTTTCATTCAATTCTTGTTGAATTCTTTCTTTTTCAGAATTTAAAGATTGAATTTTTAAAAATCTATCTGCCTCTTCTTTTATTATTTGATTAAGCTCTTGTTTTGAAATTTTCATGACTATTTGTTTTGTAATATTTTTTTTATGTCTTCACTCACAATACCGCCATTAGACTCTATTGCTTCGGCTATATTTTTTAATTTATTAGTTAAAACGTCTCTTTGGTTATTGTTTTTGTGATATTTAACTGCTTTTTTTGCTTCTGATAAAATAAAACTCTTTAATTCTTTTTTAGTATAAGATTCTTTTAAATCTTTTTCAATATTACTTCCATCAATCTCGATTCCAGCAGCTATTCTTTCTGTTGGTTCTTCAGCATCTTCTTCAGGCATTCTTTCGTGAACCTCAGCTTTGGCTTGACCAGCTGTATGAGAGTTTCCCTTTTTCTCATCGCCAGCAGAAACATAAGTTTTTGCTTTTTCATCTACCAACTTATCTTCAGAATTCATTTCTAAACCTTCAACCCTTTCATCAAATGGTCCAGAAGCATCTGTTCCTTGAATGTCTTTTTTAGATGTAAAGTTAGCTTTAGCTTGGCCTTTAGTGTGACTATCTCCACCCTTTTTGGCACCAGCATCAACCTTAACTGCTACAGCAGCTTTTTTGTCTGAACCTTCAACAGAGTCTTTTGAGTTCATTTTTGGCATCTTTTCATTTTCTCCTTCTTTTTCCACTTTCTTTGAAGGGTCTTTGTAAGTTAAAGCTTTATCAGAATCACCTAGCTCATCATTTGCATTCATATCAACATCATAAACGTTAATTGAATCCGAAACAGCTTCTGACTCTTGAATCATAGCGCTTTTTATAGACTTTGCCTCAGTTCTAATCATGTCTATAAGTTCTTGTTTGCTAATTTTCATTTTTTTGTTTTTAAAAGTTCATTATTATTATAATACCTATAAATATATATAAAAAACAAAAATTCGTTTTTTAAAAACTATTTTTACTTGTTTGAAAATAAAAAGATTATTATATTTGTTATAATAAGATATAATATGAAAAACTTAGGAGAATTTATAGGTCACTTTACTGTTAAAAATGACAATGAAGAAAGTTTGTTTAAAGTTTATTTCTATGAGAAAGGAATATCTTTTGATGACAACTTCTTAAGAGGTATAATAGAGAGTGAAGATACTTATAAGGAATTTATTCTTATAAATGATAAATGGAAATCTGAAGACAAAAATAGAGATTATGTTATGAAGTCCATTATGGAGATGTTAGAGAGACATCAAAATTATCTTTCAAATTTTTTCATTAATGATGAAACAAAAAAAGAAAAAAAACCCTTAGAAGATTCTAATTCATTATTCCTTCAATTTCTAGAAGATAGAGATATGTTGGTAGAGATAAGTAGAAAAGATTTTGAAACTAAAATAACAGATGAAAAGGTAGGGGAGTTTTATGTTGATAATCTAAAGAAAACAAAAGATGATTCAAAATTTTATACATACACTTCAGAAACGTCTGGTTTAGAATTTTATTTAATGGTAGTCAGTGATAAGATTAAAATAGGATTTTCATCAGGAAAGAAAAATGCTAGCATCTAGAATTGTAAAAATGAGTATTGTAAAAGAAGATATTGACATTAATTTAGAAGTGTGCGAACCAGATAAGTTATACAGAGCTTATGTTGGTGAAGAATCTTGGTTAGACATGTTAAACTCTTCAATAGATAAATGTAACGGAGTATGTCAAGGTTGTGGATACAACCCTCCAGATAAAAACTTTTTAGAGATACATATTATATCAGGCAATGTAAATGATTTAGAAACTTACCAATATACGCTGTTGTGTAAAACTTGTCACACTTTAAAGCATATTGATGTAGCATCTGAAAAGGGTTGGATAAAGCTTTGCAACTCTATTTTTGACCAAAAAAGATTGATATCTATATGTCGCTCAGGAACGTCTAGATTATTAGAAAAGATAAATTCAGGAGAAATAATGCTATTAAAAACAGAAGCAACTCAGTATTCAAAGTCTTTGTCTGAAGATGTTTTTAATAAAAGAAAAAAAATTAAAGCTATATTTGGAAAAAACTTTCCTAAAAGCAGATTAAAATAGTAACATGAAGTATAAAAATTTAAAAGAAAAATTTTTCTTTCACCATATTGAAGATAAAAAAGATATATATTTCTGCACCTGTGGAAAAAAGATAACTCAAGAAAACAACGAAGCAAACCCAGAAGAGGTAACTATGTCTGTCAACAAAAGTGAGTATGACGTAGATATAATGTCTAGATTTGATGATGTTGTAAATGTTGTTTGCCCGAAGTGTAAAAAAGATTTTTCTAAGCAAAAAAACTTGCAATTTATAATTGATTCTAATAAGTATTTTTATAGTAGTTTTGATTTTGAAATAAATGAAAACTTAGTTAAACTAAAAAGAGCAAAGGTAAAATCATCATGTACGTCAAAATCTAGATATGTAAGATTTAAAGATTCCGAATCATACATATCTGTTAACAAGAAAACTAAAAAATTATTTTATAAAAGTTATTCTAGAAAAAAAGAACTAGAATTTAGCCTCGACTCTATTATGCATATTTTAAAAGAGTTTTACTTTGACAAAGAAGAATTGAATGTAGTAGACAATTTAATAGCTGTACATAGATTTATAAATGAAGTTGCTAGCATTGTTGTAGACTCTGAAAACATGGACATTGTTGAGAGTTTAATGAATCAAATGATTGGAAAGCCTGGAGTGGATGTTTTATATAAGATTAATTCTATATTTTTTGGAATAATTTGTTATTCAAATTTATCTACAATAGCACTAACTAAAGGTACTGTATTTTTGTTTGATATGATGAACAATTGCAATATGCCTAATGCTTATACTATGTCTGATAAGGGAGTTACATCTCCTTTGAAAATATTTAATTTTTTAGTGTCATTAGAAAATGAAAAAGCTCAAAAAGAAATAGAGTCAGAAAAAGAAGAAGATTCTGAATTTGTATACAAAACTAAAGACAATAAACTTCATAATTTAAAATTTGACCTAAAAAAATGGGGGTTTGGTGATTCTAAAAAAAGCTCAATTGTTAAAGCTGAAGGTAGAATAAATGTAAGAGAAGATTTAAAGGTGAAGTCTGTTTCAAAATTCATTTTTAATAAAATAGATAAATTTAATGATTATAAAAGATTGATTAGGTTTACAAAATTTTTATCTTATGAAGAATTGGTCTCTATGGTAATGAAGCATGACATCCAATTTATTGTTAACCTTTTTGATTTAATTGAATTTAGAAATGACATAAATTATGACAGCCTTAAGCAGATTGTGTCTTTGACTTTAGATTATTTAGAAAATGGAAGAACTTCTTATGCATTTTATTCAGATAGATTTTCTTCAAGTACTTCAGATAGTTTTGTTTCTAAAAATGGAGACACTGAATTAAAAGAAAGTGTTAAAATTAATTATGCAGCAGTGTCTAATTTTAGCTTTTATGAATATGATGATTGTGTAAGAATGATAAATGCCTTAGATTGGGACAGGAATAAAGAATTCAATAAAATAAAAAAAGTAAAAGAATTAAAAGAATATCATGATAAATTAGTTAAGCACTTTAACTTGTTGAGTGATAAGGCTAAAAATGAAAGATTTGTTCAGTTTGCAAAAAAGTTTAAATACCTAGAAGAATATGTTGGAGACTATAAATTGACCCTTTTGTCTCAGCCAAAATTAGTTTTAGATGCAGCAAAAGACATGAAAAACTGTGCAGGCTCATATGTCACAAGAATAAGTAGGGGTCAATATTTGCTATTGTTAGCAAATGACAAATCTAAAGAAAGGAATTTTGATGAAAAATCTAGATTCATGCTAGGTCTTACCGTGTCAAATGAGGGGCTTATATTTGAACAATTTAAAGGTGATTGCAATTTCCCAGCCTCTAATAGGCAGAGAGAGATGATGAAGTTATATTTAGAAGATAAAGATATATCCTATAAAGATGTAGGAGATTTGAGAATAACTAGAAATAAAGGTGAAAAACCTGAATTGTTTTTATGATATAAATCTTATTTTTAATGCGTTATAATTTTGTAACACCTCTTGGTTTGTAAGAGCTTTTTCATAAATTATAACAGAACCAATTTCTCCATTCCAATGCATACCTCCACCTCTTGTTCCTAACCAAAATCTATCAAAATGATTTCTTCTAGCCAAGTTACCCGTAGACTCTGAATCAATTAACAATTCATCATTTATGAATTGTTTCATATGAGTGGGCGTAATGATAGAGGTGTAAAAGTTCCAATCTTCTATTTCTTTAAGAGGTCTGTTAACTGCAAACGTTCCCCAAGGAACCGTTCCACAAGCTGGAGTGCTGCCCGTACCCCAAGGTGGTTGACAGGGGCCTCCAACAAACGTTCTCATTTGAGTGTATGTACTTGCGGTAGTGATATACCAAGATTGAAGATTGAGATATCCGTAAGCACTATATCCGTTTTTTGAAAACCCAAAAATCGTTTGAGTAGGTTGAAGGTATGAATTAGATTTTGCAAAACAGCATATTGTATATGACTTTGTTTTAAAATCTCCATCAATAAAAAATTCAGCAAAATCATTAATGCCATCAAAGTAAAAAACTCCTTTTTTTTCATCCAAAAAACAACAACCATTTTTTAGTTCTCCTATCTTTTTGGTTCTCATATTTTTAAACACAGACCCAAGCTTGTGCTTTATTGTCTTATCGTTTGCAGCATCTAAGTGCATAACAATATTATCCTCAACTATATTTGGTCCTGATACCGCTCCCATTTTTTAAATTTTTTATTTTACTTTTTTTATTGTAATTTATTGTTTTTATGATATAAATCTTGATTTTAATGCGTTATAGTTATGTTTAATTTCTAAATCTGACAAAGCTCTATTATATAGTGTAGTTGGCCCTATTTTTCCTCCAAAAAATCCATATCCCATCGAATTTCCTATATTTAATTTGGTTATAGTAATATCGCTATTATTAGTTCTTGTAGTCGATTCACATAGCTGACCATTATAGTAAATGGATTGCTTTGATGGTTCTATCACAAAAGTTGCATTATGCCATGTATCGTAATAGTTTGGATTTATTTGACCTGGCAATGATGTGTTTGTGACTCCATTACTAGACTTAGTTCTAAGAGATATTTGATGAATATAAGGCGGATGATTGCCAATGCAAAAACAAGCAAATTCAGTAGTAGACCACGCCCCAGTTTGACCTAAGCTCCTGAAGTGAGTATCTGTTGATGAAGGTTTGTACCAGATGGAGTAAGTTAAATGTGACAATGTAACACTTGTATTCAACTGGATATAGTCATTCATTCCATCTAGATTCAAGACGCCTTTTTTTTCTTCTGAAAACGCTGTTCCATTACGTAAATTAGCAAAACCCGAACTTGGAAGACTAAGAGACATAGGGCCAGAGGTAGCAATAGTAATTTGCGGTTTATATGCTCTAGATAAGCTGTTAATTTTTTGACTCACATCAATGTAAGACTTACTATTTCCTGCATCAAAACAATCTATTAAACCTTCTGTAATTAATTGGTTACTTAAATTTGTACTCATATTATAAATTATACATTATCCTCTTGGCTTGACCATTCCCTGCTAGACATTATTTTCACCATTTCACCATGACTATATGGACCTTCTTTTGTTTGTAATTTATTAATTGTATCTGGCATTTTAGCACCTTCCCATTTGACGAATGTTTTTTGTTCATCAATAGATTTTCTAATTGTCTCTTGAGAAGTTTCCATCACTTGACTAAAATCAACAGAATCAACTTCAGACATGTTAAAAATTATATAATTTCTATCTTCTATTTTTTTTATCATAATTTAT